AACACCTCTGGTAGACGACATGAGAAAAGGAAGAAAAGGTAGGCGTAACCCCCAAGGCGGGATGAACACGGACACTCCCCCTCGCCCCACAGGTGTTAAGTCTCCAACTGCGAACCCTAACTCTAAGCCTGGTGCAGGGTATGGTAAGCCCCTTGGTGGAAACAGAGGAAATACAGCGAACCCTAACTCTAAGCCTGGTGCAGGGTATGGTAAACCGATTGGTGGGAACAGAGGGAATACAGCGAACCCTAACGCTTCAGCGGGTGCGGGGTATGGTCGCCCTGTTGGAACAGAACGGCCCAGTATGTTGGGGAGTAAGCCTACTCCTAGCCCTGCGTTCACCGAGACTCCACCTAGTCCTGCCTTGGTCAAACCACCAACCTCTACCCCTCCTAGCCCCGCAGGAGTTAAGCCTCCAACTGCGAACCCCAATTCTAGCCCAGGTGCTGGGTATGGTAAACCGATTGGTGGGAACAGAGGGAATACAGCAAACCCCAATTCTAACCCAGGTGCAGGGTATGGTCGTAAAGTAGGGTCTGAACGACCCAGTATGTTGGGCAATAAGAGGGACGTTTTAAATAGCGTTAGGAAGAAAAAACAAAAGAGTCGTTAATATTTTTATTAGGAACTTACAATGAGACAACGCAAGAGAAAACGAGGGCAATTCGGCAGTAAAAAGGATAAGGGGTCTTCCGAGGATCGAAAGGGAGTATTACAATCTGTTGGGAGAGCCTTGGCCGGAAAAAAATCTGAGGCTCCTAATGCTCCTACTGCGGCTGATCCTGTATCAGCAAAAACGCCTAATTTCAATGTGGACAAGATGCTAAGGAGTAGGGGTATTTCAATCCCAGAGGTTACCCCTGTGTCTAAACTTGTGTCTAAACTTGTGTCTAATCCTACAGCACCTGCGGCTAAACCTACAGCACCTGCGGCTACGCCTACAGCACCTGCGGCTACCCCTACAGCACCTGCGGCTACCCCTACAGCACCTGCGGCTACCCCTACAGCCCCAAGTAAGCCCACAAGCCGAGAACCCGTGTCATATAGCCCCCCGAAGAATGAGGAAGAACTGCGAGCGCGACAGGAGGCCGCCAAAAAACTACGAGCCGCAATCACGATAGATCCTGATTATTTAGGTGAAGTCGGTGAAGCCGCTAAAAAACAAGCTAAGGATGCGGGAGTGCCTGAGTCAGTTCTAAATCGTTTTATAGAGAGAGAAGAATACAAAGCATCAGTCCCTAGATTTAATGAAGATGTGGAGGCTAGGCAGGAGGCTGCTACGGCTTTGATGGAAGCGATGAAGATGAGTCCAGGAAGTGACAGGGCAGAAGCCATTGCAAAGGCGTCTAGCCAAGCATACGCGGCTGGGGTTCCCCGTGCGCGGGTAGACCGATTTATAAATGAACCCGCATTTGCTAAAGCGGAGGCACTGCGAAGAGTAAGAGCCGCTGGGAAGAAGGCCGCTGCTGCGGGGAGTAAACCATACCAAGAACCCGACATAGGGGAGTATGATGACGGAAGGCCCAAAATCAGTCGTGAAGAATACGCTGAAAAAGCAGCAAATTTAAGGGCGCAAGGGTTTACTGGAGTGAAAGGAGATGGGGGACTAGCCGAACTCTACCAGATGCAAGCAGACAAAGAGGTAGGGGTAGCCCCCGGAACCTATACTGCGCTATCTAAGGGGGCCAAGAAAATTGCTCCTGACTCACGAATCATAGACAGATACAGTAAAATGGTAGCCGAAGGGCGCATGTCTCCCGAAGCTGCGAAAAGGAAGTTTGGCGAAGACATGCTCGATAAGATGCGCTACGATGATCCTAGACTATTTGATAGGCTTGAAGCGGAATATCAAGAAGCGGTCGCTGAAGCAAAGCGGACAGGATCGCCTATCCCAGAGCGTGACATACCTGGGGCAGATATTGACTTCGCAGTCGAAGCAAGAAGATTCCCTGCAAAATCAACAAAGCCCACCATCATAAGAAATGGCGGCAACTATATTACTGGTTTTGGAACTGAAGGTGTCAACGACTAATTACATTAAATTAGCAATTATTATGGCAGACGATTTTTACAATCAGAATATTGGCCCCTTAAAAGGAAGTTACTTCGGCCCAGGTGTCGGCGGTTCTGAAAGCCAGCGGAGGTTTTCGGACTATTATACTAAGTCTATAAACCCCGTCAGAGAGTCAATTAAGGAAACCGAGGAAAGAAAAATGAAAGCCGAGAGAGCGCGGCAACTCATAGAGGCAGAAAAAGAGCGTAGAGAAAAGGCAGCGAGAGAGGCAGAATTAGAATTAGCCGCCCAAAAAAAAGTCGATGGGGTTGTAGGTGAGGTAGATACAATTCTACAGATAGAAGACCCCGTAGAAAGACAAGCTGCTTTTAATAAGTTGGAATCTAGTTTGTCTATTGCGGACCGCCAAGACCCAACAATCAAAGCGACCCTCTCTATGGGCCAACAAGATATTGATGAAGCTAAAGAAGAAACTCAAGCGCAGCGAGAAGCTCAAGATTCTGAAACGGAGTCGATGGTAAAACTCCTAATCGAGAGAGGGAGACTTAACCAAGCTAGAAAAGCTATTCGCAAAATCTCAGACCCAACAAAGAAGAACGAGCTACGTTCGCTCCTAGCAGGTAAGAAACCAAGCGCGGCGGAGGGGCTTAAATCGGACTTTACCGATTTGACGAAAACGGCAACCACTGCTTTGGCGGCACTTTCTAAAATTACGCCTAGCTCAACTTCTCCAGAATCCGAAGATAAGGGTCCAAAGACGGTTACCGAAGATAAACAAGGGAAACCTCCACAAGGGGAAAATATGTTTGATTGGGATCGTGACACAGATTCGGGAGGTTCCACTAGAAGTTCCAACCAACAAATATATCGAGCCGCTAGGAACGCTTACTTTACATTGTTTGGAGCCGAAGAAGCGGATAAGTTGTTCAAGGATGATCCAGACAACATGACCCCCAAGGAACTCAGCGACTTGTTTGATACGGCTACTAAAAAGGTGGCGGAGATTAAAAGAAAGTCCCGAGCAAACAAAAAATTCTTCAAACAGTTTGTTCCTGGCGAAGGCATATTACCCCTCCCAGAGAAGCCTAAAGAGCCAACACCCGAAAACCTTTTTGGTGGTGAAGGATTTGATGGGAAGTAAACAATTTTTCAGTTAACTGCCATTGCAGAAAGAGGCAGCGTAGTGTAGTGTTAGCGGATACTACTTACATACGTTGTCATGGCAGACACCAAATTCCCCTCCCCCACGCCTGAGCCGTCCGAAGATGAGCTAGAAAAAGAAGGTCTTACTGGCTCTTTACCAGAAGACTCCGAACTAGAACCCTCGACGAATACTGATCTCGAAGAGGAAGAGGAGGAGAAAAAGTCAGAGAAGTTCCCTGCTCCTACTGCTGTTGAACCTATCCCTGATTTTGCAGTGTGGAAGGTAGACCGCCCTTCGCTAGACTCTAGCATAACAGAGGGACTTAACGACACTGAGAGAAAAGTTGTTGAAGAGCATTCTGACAGATTAAGATACATAAACTTCGACAAACTACAAAAGCTGGGGCGCGGGGAGTATCAAGGTGAAGCCACTGAGAAGGAGTATCAGGACGCATATAACCAATTCGCCAGTAACTTTCGGGTTGAAGTCCCAGAGGGGGCAGAGTTTTCTGAAGAAAAAGTCCAAGCAGCTATTCAAGCCGCTGCGATTGAACCAAGTCCAGACGCGACGGGCAACAGACTTGAGATAATTTCTGCTTTAGACGACAAAACTATCAAGACCCTCGCCAACCGGGGGGCCGCGAGCTTTAATCAGGATTACCCACAAAATACTAGAGCTACTGCTGCCGCTTTAAATAAATACACCCCCATTAATGAGTTCCAAGAACAAGCTCGACAGAAGGGGATTGATGATTTGTTGTCTGGGGTCCGAGAGAAAGACCTTAATCAAGTTGCCGTTAGGTCTGACTTAATACCGTTTGCATCGGTTCCATATTTTGAGGGGGGTGAAGAAGTTGGGGAAACCGTAGAAGCGTCCCCCGCCGCATTGGGAAATTTTAATAGTCCCTCAGAAGCTATAAAGTTTTCTTTGGAGAACGGACACATCAGACCCGATCAAGCCCTGATTGCTTTTAAGCTCGCTACGGAAAAAGCAGAAGGGGAACAAGGACTCTCCTTGGCTAAACAGGTTCGCCTTCAAGAACTAGATTCTTACGTCAAGAAGTCTCTTTTAACGGGGAAAAACAAAAACCCTTTGTTAACCAGCTTGCGGAGAGCAGCGTCGGAGCCAGATGATCCAGAAGCTAAAGAGGAGTTCCGTTCGGCACTCGCGGGGTTTGTTAATAACTCAGACGCTGCTGGGCTAGGATTTAACATAGACCCAGAGGATGAGTTATTTACTCTAATTTCTGACAATTACATATACGAAAGGACTATTCAAGACCTCCCTGAGTCATTCAAAGATGAAGGAGACTTATCGGGGAACGTAAGGAAAGACCCGCTGACGGGGCAATTAACTATCCACAAAGCCACAATCTTTAGGCCCGACATTTTTGAGAAGTCTGTGGAAGATGCTGGGCTATCCGAAGAGGACAAAGATACTCTTCGGGAAAGGCGCAAAATTATATTAAATGACCCAGCATTTCAGTATTCCGATGAGGTCCGCAATGCTATTAATTTCCTCCGTGACGAGGAAGGACGTAACTTTGAAGAGTTCGCGGAGTCTCGCGGAGAGAGTTTGGACTTAGACTCTTTTGACAAATACCAAGAAGAACTTTGGGAGAAAAGATCCGAGAAGATAAAGTCGGGCGAGATGTCTAGGGAAGAAGCTCTGACTTACTTCCCAGAGACAGAGACAAAATCTTTTGGAGATCTTTTCGATGAGTTCTTGAAAGAAGCGAAAGTAGATAAGGGGGCCATTTATCAGAGTGGTATGCTGAACGAGTTTGCCATGTCCCCTGCATATTACGCCCAAAGTGTGCCTTTGCTCGCGGAACAAGTCGCAGGGTTTGTCTCCCCAAAGCTGGCGGAAAAGATTAGAGAGATGGGTTTGTATACAGCGTCTGAGGAAGGGGCTGTAAATGAGGCGGCGAAAGCTATGGCCCAAAGAGAGGCTATGGAGGCTTTTGGGTATAAGCCTGGAATGGGATACGACCTCGCTGTAGGTGCATCGGGTCTTGTGGGTCAGCTTGCTATGGATTTCGTTTTAACTAGGGGCGCAGGGACGATAGGGAAAGTAGGTTCAAAAGTAGGTTCAAAAGTAGGTTCAAAAGTGGGGTTACCCGCCCTTAAAGGATCTAAAGAGATAGCTAAGAAGAAAATTCTCTCTAAACTAGCTGACGACGCTGCTTTGAAAAAAATCAGCGCAGCTAAAGGGGCATCGAAGGCAAAGGCATACAAAGAAGCGATTGCTAAGAAACTGAGTCCCGGCACTATGGGCAGAGCTTTGCCTGGTATGGTGGGGAGGACATACTTGGCAGGATATTCCCGCAACTACGGAGCCAGCTTGTTACAAATTCAAAACTCTCCCGAAGGTCAAGACATGACCCTCGATCAACAGAGAGAGTTTGCTGCTGATGCAGCAGCTTTTAAAACTGGTTTTGAAGCGGCTTTAACTGCGGGTTTTGCTAAAGGGGGGTTTGATGTGGTGGAGTCCTCTATTCTTAAAGGTATATCCCCCAAAGCACTTAAAAAACATTTAAGCAAAGACTTTGGCAAAATTGATAATAAGAAATTTTCAGAACTTGTCGGGACATCAATAAAGGAACTGGAGAAAGAGTTGGGGGTAGCTAGAGGGGGAATCCCTAAACTGTTACTTGGGGCCGCTAGTGAGGGGATTGAAGAAGGACTTCCTTCGGGGGCTTCTGTAATCTTTGAGGACTTTCTAACGTCTTATTTGGATTATAACGAACTAAATGAAGATGTTCCGCTTCTTAGGATATTCGACAAATACCTTGAGTTCGGTAAATACCTAGCAAGTGGGCAAGTAGATTCGGAGCTTTTAAAGGAAGCATACGAGACAGGCAAGGGTGATTTCATCATAGGGGCTGTTCTTGGTGGTGGCGTTTCTGGTTTGAGTAGTGCGGGTTCGGGTCTGGGGTCGCTGGTAGCACCTTCAAAGGATAGCAGAGAGGCTGCAATGCAAGCGTCTCAACTTCTCTACGAAGATATTTCAGATAGGTTGGCGGAAAGCGGGTCGCCACTTACGGCAGAGGTGGTAGCAAATGTCCTGACCTCTCCCGCTAGGGGCAGAGACTTTGACGGCAAAACACGCGCCGAAGTAGAAGAGTTGATCGCCAAAGGTAAACTCACTATGGACGATGCGGCTCGCATGGGACTCGCACCACCTACCCCTACACCTACCTCCACACCTACCCCAGAGCCTGTCCCTGGAACGGAACCTACACCAGAAGCAGAGCCTACACCAGAGGCAGAACCCACAACGGAGGCAGAGCCTACAACGGAGGCAGAGCCTACAACGGAGGCAGAGCCTGTCCCTGGAACGGAACCCACAACGGAAGCGGAGCCTCCACCAGAAGCGACACCCACCGCAGAAGGGGAGGCGGACGCGCCAATCGAAATTATTTTTGAGCCTGTGGAAGCAGACCCCGAAGCGGAGCTTAACAAGGAGATTGATAAGGCTCTTGACTCCGATCAACAAGCCGCTGCGGACCCAAGTAAACTGAGTTCACCCGATGTCACACCTGACCCGAGGGTTGAACCCCTCTCCGAAGACCAAGAAGTTGATCGAGTTGTCGCCCAGGTAGATGAGACGACGTTCCCCGAAAGCACTAAAACCCCAACAGACCCCAAGGTTAAACAGCAAGCCGAAGCGGTGAGCGATGAGATTAACAGAATAAATCAAGCGGGTGGTAGGGTTGTATTCGTTAAAGATGCAGAGGAAGCTGATAGAGTTCTGAGGAAAGCCAGGGGAGGAAAGGGCATCCGCCAAAGCCAGAAAGCAAAAATTAGTAAAGGTAGTTCCTTCCAAGCAAACATAGATGGATCTCCGGTAACTTTTGTTTTCGAGTCTAAGCTGAAGAACAAAACTACTTCCGCTCTTCGCAAGATACTTAAAAAAGCATCTCGCGACACTCAGGTTAGTAAGCTGGTGGGTCGCGACTCTGTTGTTCTTCCTAGTAATAAGACGACTAAAAAGCTGAAGATCAAGGACTTCGATAGCCTTACTGATTCTGAGAAAGTATCAGCGGTCTTGGATTGGCTTGACTCGAACCCCCAAAACAATTTGGACCCAGAATCCGACAGGGAGTTTATTACTTACCTCCGGAAGCTATCCGGCAAAGCTCAAGTTACTGCCCCTCCTGTTACGGCCAATGCCATATCAAGCGTTGTGTCTTCCAAAGTGGGAAGCCCAATCCTGCCCCCTGCATCCGAGTCCCCCGTCTTGAATACTGAACAGAGGCTGGGTGCAGGTCGCACTAAACGAGTCTTCAGTAAAGCATCTATTGAAGAGACTGCCAAGCAGTTCAAAGGAGAGGACGTAGAGGCGTTTAAGATATTCATGAGTGTCTTAGAGAAGGCACTGGAACAACTCCCTTCTACGGTCACTCTGGTCATAGGTAAGAGTCGATTTGCGGCTGCTGCTAACAGGAGAACTGGAGAAGTAACAATCGACCCCGTTGCTTTGTTTGAGCAGTTTAGGGGCAATAGAGACATAGACTTCTCTAATAGTAGTCATCAAAAATATGTTTCCGCTTCTTTACAGAGGGTAGTTGTCGAAGAGTTCGCGCACATAGCGTCCTTTAATTCTATCCCTCAGTCCTTGTTCGATGATGTTGTTAACGGGATGGCTGACTCTGACTACGAGTATGTGATTAGCACCTATTTCAAATTCGACAAAAAAGGCGCAGCAAAGGCGAGATCCGATCTGAAAAGTAACAACCCACAGATTGTTAAGCGACAGAAAGAATACTTGGTTGAAGAGTTCTTGCGCCAGCAATACCAGGATAAGGAAGCAGGGTTCACGACAGAGGACTCTTATCTACTTCTCAAAGGGGATAAGAGAAAGCCTATCAGAGATCTCGTTATCGCATACTTAAAGGGTATGTATCGCCGGATCACCAAGAAGACTAAGAACGGACGCTTCTTGTCTGGCCCAGAGAGGGCGGCAGTTGCTAGGATCACAGATGAGATCAATATGTTGCGGATGGACTTCAAGACCCCGCTTCCATATGGTTACACATTTGACGATTCTCCCCAAGGGGCTGCTGCCGACATCGAAGCACTCAGTCAAATGTTCCCCCCACAGGAGCCTGACGCAGTAGGCGCACCAGCTATTACACCAGAACAAGACGCTGATTACCTGGCCGCAGTCGAATCCGGCGACATGGAGACGGCGCAGCGTATGGTGGATGATTACCTGTTAAAAGTAAAGAACACCCTGCTGGAAAACAGAAAAGGTGGAGAACTGTTTCCATACAAAGGAAATGACTATGTGATCCAAGCTGAATACGCAGGTCAGCAAAGTGCTTTTAAGATCATAAGTCAAGAGGCGGTGGAGAAAGAAACTATTCCCCACAAAGACCTGAAATCTTTTCAAAATCCGCTCGCGGTTGATAGAGAAGTAGTAAGTAAAGCGGACATTTCAAAACCTATCATCATAGGGGACACAGGAACAAGTTATTTTGTTTTGGACGGAAACCACAGGCTAACGAAAGCCATGCTGGATGGAGCGGATATTGAGGCTTACGTTTTGTCTGAAGAACAGACCGATAGAATCAGGGTCAACCATAAAGACCAACCTAATTACACTGAAGCGGAAGAAACCCAAACACCCACAACACTGGACGCCCCCGTCACCCGTGACGCAGACGGCAACGTGATTCCACTGAGCCAGCGGTTCGATGAGCGTGAAGATTCTATTTTACGCGCACCCGCTTTTGCGTCAGAGCAGGATTCTGAAAATATATGGGCATATCCAGAACAGCTTTATGATTCAGCCGACACATCTATAAATGAGAAGAAAAGACCTGCTGGGTATAACACACTAAAAAAACAAGGTAAAATAAAAAGCGGCGAACTTATCGTAGATATTGGAGGAGGCCGCTTTGATAACCTAGTAAAAGATGCCGCCGAGCAAGGCGCACTTGTAGAAGTGTATGATCCGTTCAATAGGACACCAGAACACAATGCTAGAGTAGTCGATGCTGTAAAAGATGGTCAGGCGGATATGGCTATGTCTCATAATGTATTGAATGTCATAAAAGAAGATGAAAACATTATAGACGTAATCAGACAGGCAAAGAACGCAGTGAAAATTGGAGGGGAAGCTCACTTTTCAGTGTATCAAGGATCTAAAGCAGACAGAGAGAGGGGAGCAAGGCAAACATCTAAAGGTTGGCAAAGATTCCAAACCACACGCGAGTATCTACCTTTTGTAGAGGCAGTATTTGGCAAAGGTAATGTTTCTTTAAAAGGCTCAATAATAACAGCTACAAAAACTTATACTGATGAAAAATCACAAGTTGGCGTATTAGGCGCACCAGCTATTACACCAGAAGAGGTCTTAAAAAAGGTAGAGCAAATTAATGAAGAGTCTCCGTATTTGAATTGTGAGAGTTTTTGTAATTTAATAGTTGGGGACAAGGGTTTCAAAAAACAGTTCTCAAAAACCGAGGTGGAAATATTTTCTGTAGACGAAGCCTTACAAGAAATAGAAGTCGGGGACATTCTTGGATTTGGAGGGGACAAAAATAATATAGACCGACATTATTCTGTTTATGTAGGGGGCGGGGAAGTATATGAAGTAGAGCAGTGGGGGTCGAATCCCAGAAAAAACACGCTGTCGGATAATCTTGAAGGATATGAAGCGTTATCTACTATCTATAGTCCGCTAAACCAGCGGTTCGATGAGCGTGAAGATTCTATTTTACGCGCACCCCGTATCTCTGATGAGGATGCCCGTGACGATGCCATCTACATGGACTCCGTGGACCGGAACGACTATGAGATGGCTGAAGAAGCCCTGGAACGAGTCGCCGCCCGGTATGGGGTAGAGAACCCTGAGCTAGTTGTCCGTGACAAAGATGGTGACATCCTGACTCCTGCACAACGATTCATGATTCCTCCAGGGGTGATCTCGCCACAGAAGATCGCTCGCCATAAAGAACTTGAAGCGAAACATGATGCAGGAACCATCACGCCGGAAGAGACTGCCGAGGCAGAGCGGATCGTAGCGGAAGCGGCAAAGGCTGCGGGGTTTGAAACCCGCACTAGACACGCAACTGGAGCAACCTTCGACGCATTCGACCGAGGCGAGATACCTGAGTTTGATCCAGACACCAACATTCGCGGTTTTCACGTATCGAATGAGGCCGACTCATTCTCGTCCTATAAATATCAGTCGAGCCGCAACAAGGTTCTAAACCTTTTCGTCAAGAAAGGGCGAACCGTTGATCGAGTTACGGCACAACAAATAGTAGCTCGCGGCGAGGAGACGGATCGCTTCCCTTCTGGGTTCGATACGGTTGTGTTTACCGAACCTGCTGGGACTCCTACGCAGGAGCAGCAGGAGGCTTTTGACCAAGGGGAGCCTATAGCTCTAGCGAACGGTTACTTTGTGAAAAAGGGGCCACCAATGAGAATGGAGATCCAAGGTCGAATGGTGGACGTTGGAGGGGGCGCGGATCTATACCGCGAGAGCGACCCGAACTCGATCATAACAGGCTATGCCGACTTGGAGGAAGCGTTCTCGTTTCACAACGAGGAACACCTTGTCATAAGGTCGCCTGAGCAAATCAAATCCGCCGACCCCTTTACCGGAGTCCCGATTGATGAACGGTTTGACAGGGATCAGGATTCGATTCTTTATTCACCCAGGTTCTTGGATGATGTCGATGGGGGCGACGATGTAAGGGCAACGGCGGAATTTGATATACGACCCCTACTTCAAACGCTTGAAATCCCGTTGGTTCACACCAGTAAAGAGTTCGGGCTGTTCCGTAGAATGATTTCAAAGCTCACTGGGGTTGACCTGCCTAGCCAGAGAGACATCGTGGGCGATGATGGCAGTTTTTGGTCTGAGTTCCGCAAAGGTATGATAGATGGCAACTTTAAAGATGAGCGGTTCAGGAACATGATTATCGGCAACGAGAGGTTTGTTCCCGTCGTAGGTAGTCTTCTCAATCGTCTCCACACTGAGATGATGGGTATCCTCAAAAGTAAAAAATACAAAGGTGATTTGCCAGCAGACATTAGGGAAGCCTTCAACACAGCTATTGGAACGGAAGACATTGTGATTGATCGTAAAGCGAAAATGGACGTAGATGATCAGCATGAAGCTGACATTGAACTGATTAATAGCGATGATCCTAATTCGTATCGTCAGATGACTCCAGAAGAAGCTGATGCTCTAATCCAAGAGGCTAGAGAAGATAATCCAACAGCAACTGATCGAGAGATTGGAGTAATCGCAGGGAACTTGTATCGGGAAAAACTACACGAAGAAGCCAATAATAAGCGAAAGGAAGCGACAGACAAACTACTTCAAGAAGCCGCGAGGGAACATAAGATAAAGGTTGCCAAAGCACTCAAAGAACTTGAGGACGGAGGACACACTAAACTCGCCCAGATGGTTGTCGAACTACGGCAAATAATCACGGATATCTCTGATTACTTTGGTAAAGATGGAGCGGACGCACTGAGTAAAGAACTCAAACTAGCTTTCGATGTAACAAAAGGTTTCTACTTGTCACGACGCTATCGCTTCTTTAATGACCCCACTTATAAGTCAAACCTCATTCTATTACTTCAAGGAGAAGAAGTGAAGGGGGATGAGCAGAAGGTTGCCGAACTTGAAGGGCGAATTGAAACCGCAATCCCAGAGTTTTTAGTTATTGCGCGGAGTGAGGTCGAGAAAAATCTCTTAAAAGCAAAACTAAGAGCGGCTGAAATCAGTGGGGAATTAGTAACCCAAGATCAGATTCAAGCAATTCGCCAATCCCAAGAGTTCAAACGAGAGGTTGATCAAGAATTAGGTGACGAAGACACGGCGGCTAAAAATGCAATGATTAAATACCTAGCCTCGTTTGGAGATGCGAGGGATTACGAGAACGCTTCCAGCGGAGCCAAGGTAATCCATGACGCACTCAAGAAAAAGAAAGACCTGCTTCCAGGTATCAGGGGTCTTCTTGGTCAATATGATTCTGATGAGGACGCTATCAGCGGAATCCGGGTAATGCTTCAGACTATTCAGACTCAGACTCATATGCTGGCAAGCATCATGAAGCTCAAGAATCTCGTAGACCTGGACAATCGTTTGCGAAAAGATGCCGAGGCTGCTGGCGAGGAGTATAATCCATTCATCTTGTCGGATGATGAGTATCGTAACTTAAACGCACTAGACCGAAAAAAATTCGATATGTTGGAGGGCAACGTCCCTGCCTCTAATCCATTAAAAGAGAAGTATGTCAGGAAGGACATCAAGGCCGCACTTGAGAAAACTAAAACCCCGATTGATATGAGTCGGGCAGACGAAACTGCTAAGGGTTTTGCTAGAGCAGTGTCCGCCATTGGGTTCCTTAATGGATTGACCCTGATGGGAGTAACCACGTTCTCAGGACTAGCCTTCCACTTCAGAAACTCTCTCTCTACTGTGTTCAGAGCAGTTAGAGCGGGAGCTTTCTTGAAGCCTGTTTTCACGACCAAACTCATGGTTCGTGCTATCGCGGAAGCGGCAGTCTCGTTGCCTGGGGTGAGCGAGAAATACCGATACGTTCCTGATTGGATTAACCGTTTAGCCAGAGGTGAGCGGGTTTCTCTGGAGTCGCTCATGACGGAACACGCCAAACTAGAAGGACTCAGCGTTGTCAATCAGAGTGTGAGGGCGGCTACTTATAAAGACCTCTTCGGGCTGAGAAAGCCCGACCCTAGTTTCATCGCAGACATGGACAAACTGGAGTCTCTAAACCCTGCTTCAAGGGCATTTAGGAAACTCTCTAAGAAGATACTAGACTACTCATTAAAACTTACGAACGCATCCGACAATGCTTTCCGAATCGCACTGTTCTACAATAACGTAGATCTTTTGAAAAAGGCTAGGGCCAAGAAGGGAGAGGGGTCGTTCCGAGGGGTTCCGATTTCGGAGATGTCAGACTACGACATCGAAAAGGAGGCAGCTAGGATGATGAATAAGATCACCCCAGGTGAGGACTACCTTGTTCAAGCCGGTAAAACTCTAGCGGAGTCTCCTTTGCGGGTTGTCGTAGCACCCTTCGCTAGATTCAAGTTTGAGACAGGAAGGACATTTGTGAACTACCACACAGAAGTCCTTGAGCTTTTGAAGTCAAGTAACCCCGTCATGAGAACAGAGGGGGTCAAGAGACTCGCTGGAGTAATTGCGATGTATGGTGTCTCCTTCGGCCCCGCCAGTTACTTATTGAGTAAACTCATAGGTGGGCTTGATCAGGAAGAACAAGATGCCTTGGACGAGGGCAACCCCAGCTTCTACAAACGCGCCCAGATGGTCAGATTCCTAAACCGTGAAACAGGGGAAATAACGGACTACAACTTCACCTTCATGGATGAAATGTCTTTCTTTGGAGATCCCTTTAGTTATGGCGTCCAGCAGATTCGACAAGATAGACTAGGTGCTATGGGTGCGGTTTCTGGGTTCTTGGGGGCGATTGCGTTTGGGGAGATATTGGATCAGCAAATCCTGTCCGAAGTTTACCATGAGGCGGTGCATACCAACCGGGATGCCTATGGTGAAAAGATTGTTGAGGAAACTGATAGAGGTTCCGACCGTATTGAAAAGCCAATACTTTATTCGCTAAAAAGGCTTGCTCCTGCGTTTGTCCGAGGAACCATTGAAGGCAAGCAAGCCTATGACTCTGCTCAAGGAACAGAGTCCGAGAAGATGGAGGCGGCTGCGAAAGCACTCTTCGATAGAGCGGTTAGGCCAACGAAGCCTTTCACTAGATCCGTAGCCGAAAGACATTCCGCCATTCTTAAAAAGTATAACGTCTTTAAGCGGAATGCTTCCTCGCATAAATCTGATGTGATGACGCAGTATATTAAGGTAGGTAGGCAAGAGCGAAAACCAACAGACGAAGAGGTAAGGGAGGCCGCTAACGCTTACTACGAGGGACTCATTCAAGTCTATGACTTGACCGACAATGTAACCAAGCAGTTCTTCAAAATGGGAATGTCTCCAGAGGAAATTGCGGTTGCACTCAGTTCTACCGGACTGATGAAAAAGACAGATATTCGTAATTACCTTAGAGGAAGCACCCGTAGTCAGTTGGTGACTAGGACGTTCTCTTTACCTTTACCTACTTCTGGAAAAGATGGAGACGAAGGGAAGCTGAGAACGTTCGATGATGTGAGCGATGCGAATCGACGCTATAGGTTCATGCTGGAAGCAAGGAGAAAATATACCACTAAAGGATTTGAAGATGGAACCTATGTTCCTGGAACCTACAATTACAAAGATGAAGAGTAAGTTCAAGCCCCACATGATGTATGATAAGTCCGGTAAAGGCTATAAGGCTAATACCTACGCACAGCACTTAGCCATGAAGAAAAAAGGATACGGACACTCAAAGCCTGGTAAGTCGAATACAGACTCCAGCAAAGCGAAGGCTGAGAAGCGGGTGAAGAAGCTAATCCGCAAGAAGTCCGGTTACTAAACCGAGGTGTTCGTCATCTTCAGAATGGTCTTCTCAATCGAGGAGTAGACCTCCGCGTATACATCACTGGCAGGGTCAGTAACCGCCGCCGCCAGGGATCGCGTAAACGATTCACGGCAGGAGGGTAGGTCTATGATCGCACCCCGAACACTGGTCTTTGTTCCGTGAACAAACGCAAGTGCCGCCCAGTTCCCATTCTCTGGGCGAGCCAGGATCTCGACGGTGTTTCCGCCGAGATCCAAAAATTCTTTCTGATTCATTTACCACACTCGTATATGAGCCTAACGATTGCAACCAGCACTATCAGGTTAATTAGCAGATACATTTCACTTCCTCCTCACTCCTAAGATTTTAGATTTATAGAGCGAGAGTGGAGTTTTGCATACCGCCTTGCTCCGAGTCGGGCGGTGAATGCATTGCCCATCACCGATGTAGATCAGGATATGCCCAGAAGTTCCTGATCGACTCCCGCGCCAAGTGATTACAACATCCCCTGGACGGATTACTGCTGGCAGAATGGGGTGTCCCCACTTCAACCAGTTCCGAGCCATTGAGTGACCGTAGGGGGGAATCCCCCCAGAGTCTTTAATGACATGACCCACGAAGTTCGCGCACTGGCGGGAGTGTCCGTAACGGTAATGACGACCCGTCCATTTCTTCGCGGTGGTAACGATTTCGCTGGAGGTAAACTTACCAGGAATCAGGGGACGGAACTCCCGTTTCTCTTGTCCACTCGCGATGTATGTCGCTAGGCCAGAAAGAATGATAATGATAATGATTAGGGTTTTCATTTCTTCGTGCCTAAATGATTGTTCACATACTGCTGCACCCCCTGTCTAGACATGCCAACTATATCTGCGATCTGCTGGTAGGTCATTTTCTTTCGCCTGAGTTGGCGGATTTTAGATAACCTTTCGGGATCTCTGGGTCCGCTTTTTTGGCCCCGCTTCCGTCCAGGTTTTCGCATGGCCCCCGCTTTTAGGAGTCTACTCCTGAGTGTCGCATAGCAGCAGTTGTAATCTTCAGTCATGTCTTGTAATCGCTCGCCTCTCTGATAGCGAGCGATTATCTGAGGTAAGGGTAATGGTTTTGGTGTTCTCATTTTTGGTGTTGTTTCAGGGTTGCTTCGGACACGGTGAGGTCATGCATGGCGGTGTATCCGTAGACAAATCCTAGCCGGAATATCTCTACTTCCACTGACTTTACTTCCGCTCTTGAGTCGGCAAAAATTGCCTTCAGCCGTTTCAAGTCGGCCTTGTATCTTTTTTCTAATGCTTCGCACATAATTTCTTACAGGTTACAGGTTACTTCTCTTTATAAATTACTGATCCATTTTAATATCCCGCCCACGCTCTCAGGTTTTGGAATGTGGAGAACTCGATCCAAGCCCCGCGAGATACCCCGTGGACTCCTGCTGGTTCACTGTTTATGATAAACAGATTCCCGTTGTTGAGGAACGCCTCGCGTCCCCAGTCGTGGGACTTCGCCCACTGTAGGTGTTGTTTGTTCATGCTATTTTGTTAGGTATTTAAGGTTATCCTTCGCCGCCGCGATATTGTTTTCTGGCGTGTTTTTAGAACTGTCGAACCAGTTTTCCAGCGGGTCTTCTCCGGAGATGGCACAATCTAGGTTATATTTCGCCCATGAAGCGAAGTGACGAATGGTTCTGAATTCCAAGTGAAACCGGAGGTCCGATAGCACGTCGTCGGTGATCTCATCTCCTTCACGCTCATCCCATCCGGCCTCGAGTTGATAGTCATTAGAACCTGCGATAGTTTCCAAGTAAACGACGAACCAGGTTTTACCGTTCTCACGACCCATGTCGATATATTGGCAATCCTGACGTGGACCTTTGTCGCCCCACCAAACATTGCCAACGTCTTCCGGGTCACCCTCCCAGTGGAAGTCACCTTCCGGCGTGTGTGCGAACAGTTCGTCGAACGTAGGAGTTTTCACTTTCGCTCTCGCTTCCTTTTCCTTGCGCCAAATTTCATAGCGCAAGCTATCTATTTCATTTTTCATTTTGGTTTTCATATTGAAATTAACACTTTGCGGCGGGTACATATCCTTTGCCACCACACGTTTTACAGTCGCCCCCGGATTCATCCAGGGGTGATTCTTTACCACACCCGAAACATGCGTAGCAGGTGTTGTCTAGCGCGTCGATCTCGCGGTCTAGGACATCGTGCGCGGTTGCTCTCGCAGCATCGCTGAGAGATGACCAGCACCCACTCTCTTCGTCCAGAGGTTGCTCTTCGATTTCGGGAGGTTCCCAGTAGCCGCCGGACATATATCTCCATGTTGTTCTGCACCAGACCTTCGCAGTGACGAACCTCTTGGAAGCGATGGTGCGGGGAGTCTCCCTCTCTAACTCTACACAATAGTAGGTTACCTCACCGTCTGTGAATATGTTATCCCCGTCCTCCGGTGAAGGTCGAAGCCCTGGACGGATTGCCTCCGCCAAGTCGAGGTCTTTTGGCTCAGGCGGGAATGTGGGGATGTCATCGCCCATCACCTCTTCCAGAGTAGGTCTGTCTTTAGCGTGAATCGCGTATTTCATGCGGGTGATTCTCCTTTTTGAGTTCCGTTCCACCACTGGGTGACCTTCGCTTGGTGTTCTTCACCATCAGTGCCGAGGTAGATCAGTTGGTGCTTGCACCCTGGTTTCAGCCAGCAGGGTGTGCTTGAAAAGAATGGGTGTTCCATGTCGATATCCGGCGTGATCTCAAGCCTCCACTGCACCTCTGGAAACTCTTCCTTGTCGAACTCATCTGGTTCCAGGAGGAGTCGGGTGGATACCCAACCGTCGAGGTCTACTGCCATTCCGGTAGATGCGTAGATGGGGCGCGTGAATCGGCAACCCGATTCGGTTTCAAAGAATAATTTACTATCGGTTTTCTTTACTAGTTTCATAATTACAGGTTACAGGGTTCGGGTTGGGGTTCACGCCTTGGCGACCTCTTGATGAAATCTTTTCGGGATACGACTACCTCCGTCGAACTCTTCGGGTAGAGTTCCGTCTTCCTCAAGATAGGCCCATTGCCTATCCGTAACTCCAAGGCTTTCTGATCCTTGTTCTCTGATTAATACGACCACGTTCCGGTATCCCTCGCGGGGTTTCTCAGCCTCTTGCTTTGCTTCGGCAAATGCATCGAAGTAGAACGTGTCGTCGATGTCCTCAGACTCATCGTCTATCACCAGTTCGACCCCCCACTCGTATGCGGTTCGGGATCGTGTCAGTTCTTTGTATTCTTTATCAGTCATAATTGCTTGTGGGGAACACCCCCTGCTGCTTGTAATATTACGATATTAAAATCCTACTGTCAACAATTAATTTTAACTATTTTTAATTCAGATAGGGAGGAGGGAGTCAAGATTCAGCTTTTGATGATTCTCTTCTGGCGGCGAGTCCCGTGCGCCATCACAAAGGCGCGGATTTCCTCAAAGATGATTGAGCTTTTTTCCGCCAGGGTTTCTGTCGGGCATCCATGCGCGAAGGGCAGGTTCCCGTTGGTTTGAACGGAGAATCCTCCACGGGGAGTTTCGATTCTCAGAATCGAATTACCGTTTCGGTCTATTGATTTTTTCAGTTTCATTTTACAGGCTACAGGTTACAGGGTTCAATTTTCGAAGTTTTGGCGCATCCTTTCAACAGTGTATTCCGGCACATTGTGGATACTGCCATAGTCGCCAGTCATCACGATCTCTTCGACAGGGATGCCGAGGGATTCCGCATAGGCGATGTATCTCTGCATCTCCCACCTTCGGATGAAGGTGTTCGACACGACTACCGATCTGCCTGAGTCCATTGCTTCCTTGGCTTTCTCAAAGCACCACGCATGGGCTTCGTTCAGTTTCGCAGGGTCGAATCCCCCACGCTCCGCAAACCACATGTCGGCTTCGTAGTGGTCTGGGATTCCGAGTCCCCTGGCATACGTAGATTTTCCACTACCTGGGATTCCCCTTACGAGAGTGAGTTTCATTTTACAGGCTACAGGTTACAGGGTTCAATTTTCTTAATCTCAAACACCCTCGACAAGAATATCTTCAGTTTCAAATTCGTCAGTTTCGTCGTCATAGATTTCACGGGATAAGACCATTTCCATCCCTGGTCCGAAGCTGTCGTCAGCTAATCGACCGAAGTTTTCTCGAGCTTCATTTTCGTCACGCCATGTTGCGACATCAAATGCGCCCTCGCGGAAGTCCTCTCCATCATAGCGGAGGTGGGTCATGCCCCCAGAACAACCCGCCCCGCGCAAGGCGGCGGCGTGTTCAGAGGTGGTGCGAATGGTAATTTCGTAGGTGGTTATTTTCATTTTACAGGTTACTTAAAAATAAAGTTCGGATTCAGCCATTTTTCTGGCGTAGCTAATTTCACGGGCGCGATCTCCCCGCTGGTGCTTATCGTCCAAGGAAGCTTGCCTTTCTTCAGCGCATCGCGGTTTGGCGGGCCGTGGCTTTCTGGTAAGCCTCGACCGTTAGCCGGGAGTTGTAGGGCCGATACGGCTCATCGTCTCCCATGAACGGGCGACGGTCGCTGCGTTGCCACTTTTCGGAACCCTGATATTGGATTGTGCCGTCAGAGAATACTCTGACGTAACAGTCGCCGCAATGGCAACTGCCCATGCCAGCAGTGACTACGATCTTGGGGCGGCCTCCCTTTTTGCCGTTCTTGCGAGCGGCGGCGTGTTCAGAGGTGGTGCGAATGGTAATTTCGTAAGTGGTTATTTTCATTTTACAGGTTACAGGTTACAAGTTTCGTTGTTCACGCCCATAGCGAATCGCACTCGACGATCTCTGCTTCAGCGACTTCATGGCGATTGATGAAATCCTCCGCATCCTGTCTGGATTCAAATTCTACGTAGTGATCCGGCGAGGTTTCATCTTCAGATGCCCATAGTAGACCATCAATGTTGCTGGCTCCGGTGAGGAAGAGGTATCCGTCTTTTTGAATGTTGAATGCTTTCGCAATGGTTTCTTGTTTCATGGGTAAAGGGTAAAGGGTAAAGGGTAAAGGGAATCAGGACTCAGGTTGTTCGGGGTTAAGGTTGAGGATGAAGGACGCGGCCTTCGCGCCCTTGCCACTGGCGGAAACCATCCACGACGGATTGTCCTTCAGTGCGTCTGACCAGTTCTTTAGGTAGGCAGCGGAGTTGTCCCAGTCAGGTTCGATTCCCAGATTGGCGCATGTGATACATGCGCCGATCTCAGCTACCAGTTCCTCGAAGGCATACGTCTCACTTCCGAAGGCAGCATTTTCGGTCAGCCCCTTGCGGTTCAGTCTGTCCTTAGTTCCGGTGGAGTGGACACACTCATGTGCCAGCACTGACTGGTAGTGAGCATCGCTCTTAAAACTCTGTTGGTGCGGCATCTGCACTAGATCCAGTGCAGGGGCAAAGTAGGCTTGATTCCCGCCGTGCTGGAGCTTGATGCCCTCACGCTCGACGTAGTCTGCCAGTGCAGACTCAGGGACGCTGGGGAGGATGTCATCGGGGCGGATCGCCTCAAGATGCTCTTCCAATCCTTCGCAGTCGTGAAGGGCGTTAAAGACCCTGTAGGTCTTGAGCATGGGAAATGTCTTCTCCTCACCGGATGCGTCCTTGCGCTTAAGGAAGTTCCAGAAGACGATGGCAGTGGATTTCGCGCCCTTTCTGACGTTACCGCCAAGCTCTTGCGCCCCCTTATAGGTCACCCACGCCGGACAGTCGCCTCCTTTGAGCAGGAGAAGCGGCACGTTCGCACCTGAGTAGGCGCGCTTACTGTTGAGGTTGAAAGGCATTCCGCTCTCACGGATTCCCTTCCAACACTTCTGCCATGGGTTAACCCCTTGGTCGAGTAGATTGGTGATCCTGTCGGTCACCATTTGCTGTATTTCTTTTGTCTTTTTCATTTTACAGGTTACAGGCTACAAGTTTCGTCGTCCCGGGCAAACAGTCAACAGAAAAATGTAAACTTTCTTTTTAGGTCAGGCGTAAACCGTTCCTGGCCAGGGTGTTATGGCTCGAAATAAAATTGTTCAGTGTTCAGTGGTTTATGCAACGCCCATGCGTGTTAGGGATTCGATGTCCTTGTCGAGCGCGACGGGCCAGGTGTGTTTAGAGAGACGATGGAGGAGGTCACGCTCCTCATCAGGGAGGAACATCATCGCCCCGATTTGAATCTTCCAAGGGTTAGGCTGTAGCCCGTTCCAGGCCGCTTTTGCCCACGATTCGACAGGGGCGGACGCCTTGAGCCTACCACTACGCGATGACAGTGCATCGCGAACTGCTTTGCGCTCACGGTCACTGAGCGTGACCACTTGATTAACCGCATCGACGATAGCGTCGAGGTCCACGCTTTTCCGTGTCTCCTTCTGAGGGGCGGGGGGCGTGGTCTCTTCCATCTCAGGGGCATCGGCAGCGGCAGCGACGATTGCCAGTTGGGAATCGGTGAACTCCCTAGTGGTCATTTCTTCCACCAGAGACTTCCGAGTGTCACCTCTAGTGATTCTCAGCCCAGAACGAACGTGAGTTGCGGACCACGTAGACGCCGATCCCGGAAGGGATTTGTGGATTCCCACCGCGCCGATAGTAGGGTGCGGGTGGGTGACGACAAGGGCGGAGACTCTCATGGACTCTCCGCGCCCGTTAAGTATTACGATTTCTTTTTTCATTTTATTGTGTTAGGATTTTGGGATGACATCTACATCCTCTTTGGCGAGGACGTAGATTTTTGAAAAGTGGTGAGTGTCTTCGACCGCGATGATCAATTCCTCATCTGGATCGCCTTCGCGGAGGCCAGACACGATAGCGTCGACGCCGTCGTGAGTGATCGTTTCAAAGAGGAAGGCATCAGGATGCCCGATAATGGATTCAAGTTTCATACGCCGGAACCTTAGACAAGATACAGCAGGTCTTCCCTGCCCACTCTCTTGAGGTAGGCAGACAAGTGAGTGCCTCTGTAACCCTCTTTGAGGGTTACAAATTCTGAGCGATCCCTTTGCAGGGACCGCACAGCCTCATACTCCTCCTGAGCTTGCTTGGCAAGATCAAGCTTGTTGCCAAGGTAGTCTTGGCAGATGTCCCAGTCTTTAGAGACTGGGTGCGTGGACGCCCACGCGATCCCCGTCACCCCATTGGGGCGACGGATTTCGGTTAAGATTGCGACCACTCCGAGTTCTGGGTGGGCTACCTCCCCGCAACGGGAGTCTACCCCCGCGGATCGGGTGGTCATTTTGTAGTCTCCCCAGTGGGAGACTGATCGGTCCTGGCACCCATGAAAAATGGAGTCAGGATAATCGACATACGTCGCGGAGGCTTTATCCTCCACGAATTTCGTTTCAGTTTTCATACGCCGGAACCATGAATCCTCCACCTTAAATAGTCAACAGAAAAATGTAAACTTTCTTTCTAGGTCAGGCGTAAACCGCTCCTGGTCAGGGTGTTATGGCTCGAAATAAAATTGTTCAGGGATCAGGTTCCAGGGTTCGGGATGCGTGAGTGTGTGCGCGTGTGTGCGTGAGTGTGTGCGCGTGTGTGCGTGAGTGTGTGCGCGTGTGTGCGCGTGTGTGCGCGTGTGTGCGCGTGTGTGCGCGTGTGTGTGCGTGTGTGCGTGAGTGTGCGTGTGTGCGTGAGTGTGCGTGAGTGAGTGCGCGTGTGTGCGTGAGTGAGTGCGTGTGTGCGTGAGTGTGCGTGAGTGAGTGCGTGAGAGCATGTGCGGCTGTGCCAGGTGAGACCGTGAGACCGGTAGAGCGTGAGAGCGTGAGACCGTGAGACCGGTAGAGCGTGAGACCGTGAGACCGGTAGAGCGTGAGACCGTGAGACCGGTAGAGCGTGAGACCGTGAGACCGGTAGAGCGTGAGACCGTGAGACCGGTAGAGCGTGAGAGCGTGAGAGCGTGAGAGCGTGAGACCGGTAGAGCGTGAGAGCGTGAGAGCGTGAGACCGGTAGAGCGTGAGACCGGTACATAGAAAAGGGGCCCCTTTTCGAGGGGCCCCTTGCGATACCTGGCACGCTATCGGGACGCTACCGCGTCGGCTTTCTTCGCTCCGGTCCCATGGGCGGGAAACCCGACAATTGGTCTGTTAAGGTTTCCCACTGCGCACAAACCGCATGTGGCGCATGTGACGTTCGAGCCTGGAAGCGTAGCAGGGCAAACGACGACTGGCCTTCCCTCCGGAGTTTCCAGTTTCCGTCCTTCGGTTTCCTTTGGAAGGACAGTGGCAACCGGAGCGATACCAAGCGATACCAGCTCGTCCGCGTGACTCAAATTATTGGCGGAAAGGTTAACAGTGAAACCGCCCTCGTTTGCCATCCTGACAGCGTCACGATTCGTGGAAACGGTTTCCGGTTTGTCCTGTCCGTTCAAAACAGGTTTGTGTGTGTATGTCCACCCTCTCCGGTTTCCGTTTGCCCTAACGAGATCGGCCAGCTGTTGAACGTCGATCTCGTTTCCGTTTCCAGGGAGATCTCCTGCCTGGTTGTGCCTCCACAATTGGCGCGGGTCTTCCGATTTGCGCAAGGTAGTGATGAGAGAATCGAGAAACTCGTTCCAGGTTTCCCCTCTCTCCCCTCGCGTCACTTTGTCCCAGTGAAGCTTAAGGGGCCCGGATTCCGCATAACATCCTCCCTCGTTTGCATGATTAAAAGGGCAGGACAATGCGCAGGTTTCCGCGCTACTCGTAGTCACTGGGATGGGCCCAACTTTTCCGTTTCCGGATTTGGGGGTGATGTGTGTTTTCATTATTCAGGTTTCAGGTTTCAGGTTTCAGGTTTCAGGAAACGGGATTCGGTGGTTTCCTGTCAACGGTAATATTTAAATCAAATGAAGTGACCTGTCAACATTAAATTGAATGTTTCTGATATCGTGTGGAGTGACCTCACTTTGAAAAACCGATTTTGAAAACGGGACCGGAATCCTGCATCATGATTCCTTTGCCCTGGTCCCGGCACCGTGAAGCCGGGAGCCAGAAGCGGGATACAGGGAAGGGGAATCACTGCCCCGCGCCCGTGCTCCCTACGCCACCCGTCCCCCACCAGGTTTTTCCCGCGTGTGTCTTGTATGTATATACGTGTCTGTGAAAAAATTTACGGGATTTCGAGTCTCCGATTCCCGAACCCCGATTCATGATTCTGGAAAGAGGAAACAGGGAAAATTGGATGGGGGAACGGGGGGTGGCGCGACCCCTCTGTGCGAAAGAAAATAACGTGTGTTTTATTGTTATATACCCCTAAAAAAAGTCTCCTATGAGGCTTGTTGTGTTTATCTGAGCCAGACAAACACAACTGAAACCTTAGAAGACTTTTTTATAAGAAGATGCTGTGCATTAAAACACACGTTCCTGTATCGAAAGCGCATTAAAACACAACTTCTGCTTGACCCCGAACCCTGTGTCCGCTACTCTGGCGGCGAACGATGTATCCGCGCACTCTCAACGAACCAGGTTACGGCTACTTGGTAGAGATACCCCGTAATGGCCCCAGATTGGATTCTGAGGCGTTTTTGGGGTTTCAGAGGGTAACCACAGCGGAGACACATAAAAACACCTTAAAACGTAAAATATAATGAATCTACACAAACACCCTGACTTCCCAGACCATGTGATGACCGAAAGTGGGGTCATGGTCTATGTCCCCCTCAGAAAGAAGTTGAAGACTCGCTACGAGGTAGTGCGTAACTCCAACATGGCATACTGCATCATCAAGTGTTCGGACGGGATTAGGCGCAAGGTCTATCACGAAGACTTCGTGGGCGGTGTTCCGATCCTCGACCAGACCCTGACCCATGAGAAGATATTCCAGGAGTGGGGAGGGCGAGCCATCCCTGGGTTTGAGGACTACGCCATTGATGGGGCTGGAGTGGTCTACCGCGTTAAACCCTACCGAAAGGGGCGCGGTCGCAGGGTTCCCTTTGTCCTGCACCCTGCATCCCGTTTCAGCAAAGAGTATCTTGTGCTACAGGAGAAGAACACAGGCAAGCGGGTCCATATGTCGGTGGACAAGATCAAGCTCCTAGTAGAAGAAGAGGCTCAGGAAGGATGATTGTGGGTGGAAGAGACACCCTACAGGATACAGGGTTGGGTGGTGTTATTATATCAACGGTTCTGCTTTTCGTGTTCATTTTTGGGTTTGCTATGTTGATGTCACTGGTGTTTGTTTATGACACATTCAAAAACATCTTCCCCCGTTGAAAGGCTCCAACTGGTTGACTGAGGTTGACTATGAGTTATGTTAAGTATTTAGATCACACATGAGTAGTCAATCCCGACACCTCGAAATTGATGCCCTCGATTTGGGGTCACTTGATGAAAAAGGCAAGCCCGTCGAGTCTAGGCTGAAAGACGTTAAGGCTGCAATCTCCATTTTCCAGACCCTCCGCAAAGCAGACGAGAAGTCCGCAGTTAACCGCGCTAGGATTGACGGAATGTTTGACGGAGCCGCCCCCTACAACAACGACAAGTTGGCAGCTAGTGGACAGGCGATGAAGACGAACCTTAACTTCGGTGAGGCTACTCGACTGCTGGACATATCCGTGTCAGCTTACGTGGACCTATACACCTCGCTGGAGAAACTCGTTGAGGTCAAGGGGACCATCGGAGAGGCTAGTGAGCGCGGGGTGTTTGAGGACATCGTTGGGGAGGAACTGACCCACATGATGCGTTCATGGCCTGAGTTCCACAGCAGTTACCTGCGGCTCTGCACCACCTTCATCAAGCACGGTGTGGGGGTCGCCTACTTTGACACCCCGGAAGATTGGAAGTTTCGGGTGGGCGGGTTCACCGACATCCTTATCCCGCGCCAGACCCCTGCGTCAGAGAACTGCATTGACGTTGCGGTGGGTCGCAGGGACTACTTGCTGCATGAGTTGTTTCACTTCATCAAGAACGAGAAGGCCGCTGAGAAAATCGGTTGGAACTGCGATGAAGTGAAGCGCGTCATCATGAAGAACGCCAAGACCACGGGTCGCCGTTACGGGGACAGTGGTTCGATGTATACCGACTACGAGTCACTGCAAGCCGAACTCAAGAACAACGACCTCTACACCGGAATCCAGAACCCGACTGTAGCGGTCCTGCACTTCTGGGTTCGGGAAATGGACGGGACGGTTAGCCACTACATCAGTGCCGAAGATAACCCCAAGGACTTCCTGTATAAGAAGCTGAGTCGTTTCTCGTCTCCCGAACAGGCTTACATCATGTTCGCCTACGGGGTGGGCAGCAACGGAACCTACCACAGTATTCGGGGTCTGGGTCAGCGGATCTTTTCACACATCCAGACAAGCAACCGACTCCGCTGCCAGATGGTAGACGGAGCTATGCTGGGTTCCGCACCCATGCTCCAGGCAGAGAACCAACGCGCCTTGGACGAGTTGCAGTTCACCTACTACGGTGGATACGCAGTCCTGAGTCCTGATTTGCGAGTCGTGGAGCGAGCGATCCCGAACTTGGGGACAGCAGTGAAACCTGCCTTGGATGACCTTAGCAACCAGTTGGCGCAGAACACCGACACATTCTCCACCTATAGCCCGACACAGGGTTCACCATACAGGAACTCGTTACAGGTTTCAGCGGACCTGGAGATCAGCACCCGCTTGTCAGGTGCGTCCTTGAACCTGTTTTATGTGTCGTGGACGCGGTTGATGCGCGAGATTGTTCGCCGCGTTGTCGATAGCAAACGCCAAGACCCACTAATCAAGGAGTTCTACCGCCGCTGCGAGGTTCGCGGAGTCCCTAGAGAGTTTATCAAGAAGCTAGACCTTACCAAGACCAAGGCACTACGTGCCATTGGTAACGGTTCAAAGGCAGGGCGGTTGGTTGCGCTCCGCGAGATGCAAGCGTTGTCCGGGCGTTTCGACGAAGTGGGTCAACGCAACCTCGACCGCGATGTGGTAGCCACCAGCGTAGGACATGACCTTGCGGACAGATACTTGCCGAAGGAGCCAGGTAGTCGCCCAACCGTAGACGACAAGATCGCCTACTTTGAGAACAGCGACCTTATGGAGGGTAAGCAGGTTCCGGCACTGTCGAACGAACTGCACGGCAAACACCTGCAAATCCACGTTCCGGCCCTGCAAGAGATTATCACGGGCATGGACGAGGGGACAGTAGACCCCGTTCAAGTTTACCAGACCCTTGTAGCATTTTACCAACACATCAGCGACACCCTGCAACTTGCAGCCGGAGACGCAGACTTGCAGCCGCTCATCAGCAACACGAAGCAAGTCCTTCAGTATGCTGAAGAGGCGATTAATAATACCGCTAAGAAGATGCAGAAGATGCAGCGGGAGGCAGCGGAGGCACAAGCCAGTGCCGCAGAGATGTCACCCGAAGGGCAAGAGGGAATGGACGCACCGCCCCAACCTAACGCCGCTGACTTGAAGATGCAGCAAGCGCAAGTGGACATGCAGATCCGCCGACAGAAAGCAGAACTTGAGATGGAGCTTCGCCAAAGAAAGTTTGAGCAGGAGCAAGCACTTAGAGATGCTAAGGCTGCTGCGGACCTCCGTGACCAGATGGAGTTACCGTAAGTGACTCCAGTAGGGGGGAACTGACAAATAAGATGGCATACACTAAACCAGGACTGCGGAAGAGAATAATCCAAAGGGTCAAGGCTTCTGGAAAAGGAGGAAAGCCGGGGCAGTGGTCTGCTCGTAAGGCGCAGATAGTCGCCCAGAAGTATAAGGCCGCTGGAGGGGGCTACAAAGGGGGAAAGAAAAAATCACAAAAGTCTCTTAGTAAGTGGACAAAGCAGAAATGGCGAACTAAGAGTGGGAAACCATCTACCCAAGGCCCAAAGGCTACGGGCGAAAGATATTTACCTGAGAAGGCAATAAAATCTCTTTCAGCTTCTGAGTATGCTGCCACTAGCAGAAAGAAGAGAGAGGGCATGAGAAAAGGAAAGCAGTTTGTGAAAAATACAGCCGCCGCACAGAAAGCTAGTAAAAAAGCACGTAGTTAAAATAAATGAGTAAATTAAATAGAAAAATGAAGCCACCAATACCGATTGAACAGTGGTTTAGAGATATGGCGGCTCCCGCAGAACTGCGTGAGATGCTAGATAGTGATGTTTTCAAACTTGCCGCCGCGACATTGAAGGAAGCGGCTGGACCTACTTTCGCAACTTTATCTTCAGACCCAGAAGCTAATGCCATGAAACAAGCGTGGTATGCTGGGTATCGAGACGCTTTCCAGGATCTGGAAAAACTAACCCAGCCCAAAACAACACAAAATAAACTGCCCCAAGAGTGGGCGCACATAAGCCTAAGTAATGAGTGAACAAGCCGTAATGGACTTCGCCGCAGAGTCGGAGCCACAATTAAATGAAGCAGACCTTGATGTAGGAGGAGTGGAAAACTCTTTCTCGCAAGCATTTGAAGAGGCGTTAGACCGCTTGGATAACCCCGTTGAAGAAGCCCAACCCGAACCAGAAGTTCCCGAATCCGAACCCCAAGTCCCGCAACCGGAATCTGAAGCCCCGGAAGCAGAGACGGAAGAAGAGTCCTCTGAGCCTTTAGCGGAGGGGGAAGAAGCTCAAGAGTCCGAAGAGTCCGAAAATGATTTTGACCCCACCAATGACTTGGAAACTCAGGACACTGCCGATTGGACTCCAAAAGCTGCTAGGCGTTTTAAGCAACTCAAAGAGGAAAGAAAGGTTCTTCGATCAGAGGTGGACGAACTTCGGCAGCGGACCACAGAATATGAGAGTAAGATTCAAGAACTGAGTGGCGCAGTTGATAATGAGGACATCGAAACGATGCGTGAACAGCTTGCTGAGTATGAACAGCAGAAGATGTTCACCGACTTGGAGAACACCACTAGCTATCAGGAAACAGTTACTGCGCCTCTTCTTGAGCTATTGAATAAAGCGGAACAGGTCGCGGACCATTACGACATTGATTCAGATGCGCTTATTGACGTTATCTCTATGGATGAGGGGGAGGACCAAGATGAGGCATTGTCTGAAATCTTAGAGGATGTTTCCGACAGAGACAAAGCTAAGATTTACAGGGTGTTGGAGGACATCAACCCTATCTTGGATCACAGGTCAAATATGATTAATAACCTGGAGGAAGCCTACTATGAAGCTCAAAACTTGGAGGAGCAGAGGCAGAACCAACAAGCGGCTGAGAAAGCGCAAGAACGCCAAGTAGTTACGAGAAACGTAGTGGGGAGAGTCAAAGAGAAGGTTCCGTTTCTGGCTGGATTTGAGGGGATTGACTTCGATGCAATCACTGAAAAAGCGGCTGGCACTGACCCTGCCGTTATCCACCCAGTGGATGCAGCCTACAACGCGGTAGCGGCCCAAATGCTGCCCTCCTTGGTAAAAGAATACAGTGCCTTGCAAGCAGAACTAGAAAACCTCACCGACAGGCTTGCGGAGTATGAAGAAGCAGAGCCTGGAACTAGCGGATCAGTGCCGGATTCCGGTAGAGTTGCTAATTCTGCTGGGTCAAATGTTTCTTTCGAGGATGCCATTAGCCAAAGACTATCAGGAGTTGGTTAATAAAACTTAACTCCTAATTAACAAAAAGCCCCCTTCCTGTAATGGGTTGGGGGCTTTTTTATTAGGTATTTTAATTTGAGGGAAGATAAGGTGGGCTTATTTGACAAAATCAAGACTATATGGGAAACTTTTATAAGTTAATTTAATTTAAGTAGGTTGTTCTAGCCTTTAATTAGTCCTATTACTTAAATTAATACTACGACTTTTACCAAACTAGGTGGTTGTTCTGGCCTTATAAGCAGTCCTAAGAAACCTTGATTGGACAACACAGGCATCTAAAAAATAGGTGTTTGGACTAACCCCAAATTATTTTTTCTTACCATGTCAACATTTGACCTCGGTTCCGCAGGAACCACTGCAATTAACACGATTCTGGCTGAAGAAGCCAACCGAATCAACCAAGACGTATACACTCGGACCCTCCACACTTCTGCATGGATGGATCTGATGAAGCAAACTGCCTTCCCAGACGGGATGGGCTATCAACTCAGCACCCTCGTCTATGACCGGGCTATCCCGACTACCGACTCTGCTGGTGATACTGCTGGTGTTAACTGGTCTGCACTCGGAACTCTGAATGCTGCCGCTAATGCGTTTGACACCTCTGACCTCGGACAGCCCCTCAAGGACGCTGCTGATGATGTCCAGGGTGGTCGCGGAACTGGTGCTACCGACAATCGTTCGTATGTTCAGTTCTCCAAGCAGCTTAAAAAATACAACATCGACCGCGCAGTGATCGAGTCTCCACGCATCTCGCTGGAAGACCTCCGATTCGCCGCTCACCGTCAGGAACAGCTTCGTGCTATCATGGACAACATGGCTGAGTCTTCCCGATACACTTGGGAGAATCGCTACCGTGATGAGTTCTCGAAAGTCTCTGACAGCTACATCGGTGCTGTTGCTTCTGGAACGGCTATTCAGTCCGGTTTTGAAGGCACTGAGCTTACTGGCACAGTCGATCTCGGCACTGCTGGTTCCTTCACCGTCCCAACGAGCAACATCTCTAACGCTCTCCTCGATAAGTCTTACTTCAACCTCGTCCGCAAGGGTGCAGGTAGCGAGGCTTATGGTCGTGAGAACGGACGCCCCGTGTTTGGCCTTGTGCTGAGTTCTGAGGCTTCCTACCAGCTTCAGACTGAAGCAGGTTTCCGCGACGATGTTCGTTACAACAACAGCAAGGTAAGCGACCTCATCGCACCCCTCGGTGTTGAGAAATCCTTCCGTGGTTTCTATCACCTTGTCGATGACCTCGCTCCTCGCTTCACTCTGGCGAATACGGATCAGATTACCCGCGTTCTTCCTTACACGGTTTCCAGTGGTGTGACCACTCCAAACAGTGCTTACGATTCTGCTGAATATGAAGCAGCTTTCGTGATCCACCCACACGTTTGTGAGTCTCAGATCCCGAATCCGTTCAGCGGAGCGCAAGGTATCTCCTTCGATCCTGTTAGCTACCGTGGTGACTTCAAGTGGACGAACATCCCTAACGAGATCACCAACCCCGATGGCACTATCGGTTTCTTCCGTGGCGTTCTCGCCAGCGCGACGAAGCCAATCAAGACCGACTTCGGTTTTGTCATCTTGTTCAAGCGGACATCCACAACTCCCGCTGCGTAATAACCCGCTTAGTTTGAGGGGGGTGGTAATCCCACCCCTCTCTTGCTATAGCTAACCCTAAGTATGCCATGCCTACTCTAGACGACGCACCAACCATCGAAACCCTTGCGGGTGACGACCTCACAACCGCTGACGTTTCAGACACCGAAAAAGTTGCGCGAGCAGACCTCGTTCAAGTTTTTGATGTCTCTGAGCAGAAGGTTAAGACTATCTCTGTCCAGGAGCTTGGAGAAGCCCTCGGCGTAACATTCAGCTAAACTTTTTGCAGGTAGCCTCTGTTATGGGGCTACCTGTAAAATCACTATCTATTATTATGTCTTTCACTACTGCTCAAAAGAAGCGAATCCAAGAGAAACTCAACAGTTTGGACTCAGATAGTCTCACTAACTTTGTTGAAGAACAGTCTCAAACTAGAACATTTAACCCTGATGTAGCTCAAAAAGAATCAGGACGCTTCGCCTACCTTATGGGGACTAGAGAAGGGCGGGAAAGGTATGCCGCTGATAAAAAGATAGCGGAAGAACGACTCAAGGCACTGGCTGAAATGGTTAAAGCGGAGGAACAAAAACGCTTTGACATTCGGCAGGGAGAGATAAAGAGAGGGGAAAATGTCCCGTCCGCTCCTGCGGGTAGTATGTTTGAAGTGAGAGATGACCCAACGGAATATGGGTTGAGCATGACCGAAGCGGTAGAGAAAAGGCTCGCAGAACAACAAGCAGTTGCAGACTCCGATACAGCGCAGTTGCAGAGAGAGCTAGGTGGAATCGACCCAGAGGCTATGCGAGCCGCTCGTAATGATCGTAATAGAGCTACCCAAAAATCTCTGGAGCGTGAGCTAAGAAATACTAGGGCTAGGGCCACAAGAGAAGACAAGGAAATGGCTGAGAAGAAAGCTGAAAGGAAGGGCTACAAGAAAAGCCTAAGAGACGCGGATGCTGGGTTTGAGGAAGCATTTGAGGAGAGTATAGGTGACTACGAGTCTCGTCAAGGGGTGGAGCAGGAAGCGGCTGAGAAAGCTGACTCCTTATTCAAAGAGCCTACACTCCGTGCAGAGCCTATACCACGCGCAAAGCTTACACCACGCGCAGAGCCTGTCCCAGATATGAATGAGGAGGAAGCAGGTCGCCTGTTTAAGATGATCATGGGCAGTTCCTTCGATCCCGTGTCTTCTATGGATAAAGGCAAAATGGAGATCTTGAAAAAAGCGAAAGCTGAAAATCCTGGCCTCACAGACAACCAGCTAGCACTTAAAATCTACAGGGACTATATGTAATGAACTACGCAGACAAGAAAGATCATGGGGAAGTTAAGGATCTGGAGATGGCGGAGCAGCAGCTTCGCAACATCCACGCTAACGTAGTGGATCTGCTTAGGCACTTAGATAAACACCCCAACTGCTCTCTCCTATCCCAAGCATGGGTTCAATCTAAAGTTACGTTGTCTAACGCTTACGTTGATTCGGTTCGCGACTATGTAGTTAACAGCCAGAAAGAACGAGAGTCTATGGAAGAAGACGACGGAGTTTACGACAGCGACGACGGCCCTATGGGATTCCTTATAGCTGTTGAAAAAAACGCGTCTAAGTATTAAGTTTAGATAACATGACAAACGACATCGAAAAACAATCAGCAGGTAGGGGCGGCGCAACTTTCGTTAGCACGACGGGAAGCCCAGTCAGTGGAGAATACTGCGCTATTCAGTGCGTCACCAGTAACACCAAGTTTACTTCTATTACGATGGATGCGCTGGATGGAGACACCATTGACTCCAACGTCCATTTCCCCGCTGGTTTTACTATCTTGGGAAGCATCAAATCCTTCACCGTCCACACTGGGTCAGTGATTGCTTACAAAGCAGTTAATTAAGGGAACTAGGAGGGACTGACATGAGTTGGGCGCAAGCCGTATCTGAGGTAAAGCCCGAACTACTTCGTTGGGCCGTAAATTACTTCGGACTCGCCATTGTCTTGGGTGTTTGCTCCTGGCTACTATGGGGCGAGTATCAAGATCAAGTTGATGCTCGATTCGCCTCTATTGAGCGGGAACTCAGCAGCTACAAAGACCGGGTAGGTTTCCTAGAGGCAGATGCACTCCATCGTAGGACTATTGAAGCAGAAGAGCAGAAGCAACGCGCCGAATTGTTCTCAGCTATTGAGAAGCACTTAGATAATATCAGTCGGGCTAACTGAGAAAGTTAGATCGGTAGTTCGCGGGAGCTAACCCCTAGTCAATTATTGCGAAGCCCCATCTCGCCTCGACTTGATATACGTCTATACCAAGTTCATCACGCAGTCTCTTCGGGGACTCCTTGTGTTTGATCCTATCGAGGTCGTCTAGAATAAGGCATTTTATATTGCCCTCTCTTTTTGCAGCTTCTAAGATAACGCCTAGTTCCTTTTGTCCGTTAGGTCCACCTGAGTCAAGTCCTACCATAACACGCTGGTCTTTTTTCTCTTGGAGTATTTTAGACAGCCAGTTTTCTTCTTCCGCTACATTTTGAATTTGTATTCTCTCAACCCAGTTGCTGGGTATGTCTTTTCGTTCTAGGGAGTTCGCGTGATTGAGGAACACATGAGGTAGGTATCCTACGTTTTCCAGAGCCTTATTGTAAGACACCCAGTTAGTCTCACAAGAGTGAACATCTAGTCCTGTGAAAGCAAAAGAAGTTGTGGTCCCCCTTCCCAGAAAAGTTCCCGTCTCGATGATGCAGTCTATTTTATATTTCTTAGCTAGAAGACAAGCAACTTCTGATAATCTCGCTGATGTGAGAGCCATCGCGTTATTAGTTTCTATCCGCTTAGATTTTAGCGAACTGACGCCTAGTTTATCCCTAAATGGTTTTGAAATATTATGATTATCTTCTAGTATGTTTACTATCATGGGGAAAACTATAACATGGACATAAGGGACATCAAGTTTGAACATCGAAGGGAGTATCGAGTATTTGGCCTTCAAAGGTCAGGGCTTCATGCAATTACGAACTGGATAATTGCATCTTTAATCGAGGAGGGAGAAGACCAACTCACTTACTTGAACTTTGTAAATTCTTCGCCAGATATAAAAGGGAATCGGTTTAACTTAGGAAATGAAATGCCTGACTTACCAGAATCTTGTAGGACTCCTTTGGATAAATTAACGGGGACATTAGTTTTGGGTTTTGAAGAGTGGGATGCGGCAAAATGGGTTAGGGAGCTAGATACTGGAGTGGATTCGGTAAACGTATTTGTAACTAGAGATTTAAAAGATGTGTTTGCATCAAGGCTGGCTAGGCTGGAACAGCCAAAATCTCAGTTTTCTATCTCTGAGGATACATTGAAAGTTTGGGGGGAATGGATGACTGGGACTGACCCATCAGGTTATTACAAGATGCTAAAACACTACCGCAAATACACCCCGCTCCCTCCGAAAACCACCGCAGTTAAATTTGAGAACTGGATTAGTAGTGAAGAATACAGGAGGTCCAAGGCTACTAAATTGGGTATTCAGTTTCACAACTTAGGAATGGACAAAGAGTCTAAGCACGGAGGAGGTTCATCTTTTGGAAAGCCCCCCTCCCCAGGACAGACGAGGTGGGAGAAGTATAGGGAACACCCTATGATGAGAGAATTTATCCGCCAAATAGAGGATGGAAGCCCCTTGCCTTACTACATTTAGACTTGCACTTCTTGTAGAAAAGGGGGAAACTAAACACAACGAGAAATGAAGTTGACTAAAGCTAATACTCTGTATGGGGTTGATAACCCCACACTAATTGGAAACGCGGGAGGTGGGGGGAGTTCATCGAGTTCATCGAGTTCATCGAGTTCATCGGGTTCATCGAGTTCATCGAGTCCTTCGGGTTCATCGAGTTCATCGGGTTCATCGAGTTCATCGAGTTCATCGGGTTCATCGAGTTCATCGAGTTCATCGGGTTCTTATCAGCCTTAATATAGATTAGATATGCCCGTCAATTTTGGAAATCAACCTGCTCCCAAAAGACAAAGAGTTCTTACTTTTGTCAGCCCTAACGTAGCTGACATTCTATTTTATGAGACGGTAGATACTCAGAGAGTGGGGAAGAATATACCCGCTTACGGAACTAGCCATCCCGACTCTACTAAATGGCCCAATCATGAACTTGTCTACGTGCAGCAAGACAGTTCGGAGGGGCAGCTTTACAGGTATTATTACGCAGCCACTAGGGACTCACAGGATTCGTATAATTACGAGCTTCGGGATGGTTCTGAGCTTACTAGAACTTACATCATCAAAAGGAGCGATTACCCGTCTTCTTTGACTCCCCCATCCGGCGGAACAGTAGACAGCGTGTTTACAGACTATGGGTTTGTGGGGGATACCATTAAAAGCGTGGGAGATCCTTTATCTGGAATTTACATAGCAGTCCAAAGAAGATTTGTAGTTCCACAAACGGTTGATTACGTGTATGATGCAAACCTAGAGGGAAACATCAAGGTAACTAAGACCGTCGTTCCTTCGGGATATACCCTTGAGGGCGCAGGTATCACTAACTCTCCAGGGGACACTAATGAAGTAAGACACGGAAATAATTTTCACGATGTGCTTATTAATCAGAGTATTAAGGATAGTGGGGGAACCATTGCCGACAGAGATCTTGAGACTATTTATGGATCTCAAAAGTATGAAGGAATTCCTCAGAGACTAGACTCAGTAGATTTTGATTTTGTTTCTGCTTGGGTTACGGGGTCTAATTCTAATGGGGATAACATAGGGCAATATAGTGAAGACAGCACGGCAGAGTTCCCGGTTACCGCCCCCTCTTCTGGACCTTTCAAAACAAAAATCGAAAGAACCCTAACTACAAACCCAGAAACAAAAGTAAACTCCATATTGTCCTCTTCGACGTTGCTACCCCGTCCAAAACGACAAGACATATCTTACAAGTATGCCGCATATAGCACTAACCCTCCTGTTGCACAAGCATCTGCTAGGCAGTTCACTCTCCCTGCTGCTATACACGGAGCGATTACTGTTGGTATAAACGGAACTACTAACGGATCTTCTACCGCACCTACTGGCTTAAATATTGAACGAAACATTCAGCCTACCTCGTTAGCCGCTACGTCGGGCTTTAACGGGACTGACTTAGTTGGAGATTATTTGATAAATGTGTCCGTAAGACAAACAAGCCTCGATATGTTTATCGTTGAGTCTACGGAACTTCAACTGAACGGAGTCTACCCGTAGATTAATGGCCGAAGATTTTCAGTATCCCCAGGTGAACGCACCCCCACCCGAAGAGTCTTTTGGGGACTTAACTGGGGTAGAAACTCAGATACCTAACCCGGATCTGCTGTATGGACCCATAGAGGTTGGGCCTTGGCCCGACAACCCCATTTCTGATTTTTCCCCGATAGGTTTATATTTAAATGACCCTGCTTTTATATTTAGCGAAGAAAGTAGTAGTAGTAGTAGCAGTAGTAGCCCCCCTAGCAGCAGTAGTAGTAGCTCTAAGTCCACCGCTATCGTCCCTTGTTCTTGGAATGAAACAGGGTATGCCGCTTTATTTATTGCTGAGATGCCGGAAGTTCGCTTTGATGACCACGTAGAGATTTTTCCTACTAAGAGGTTTAGTAAGACCCCGCTAGATGAAAAATTTTTAGAAGTGTGTGAGCCAGATACGGTTAGGGTAATTTCTGCTATCGGGGACTCAGGGGGTGTGAAATACGCCAGGGTTGAGGGTCAAGAAATAATCTTGTCTCTCCCCTTGTTCATGAGGCCCAAAAGAGTTTGCGTTCGTCTGAGTGGGATTCGCAAAGGGTTCCGAAACCTTAGATTCCCTGATAGAACTGAGAATCAATTTATACATAACGAGAAGTTCATTAACTCAGCTTACCCAGACGAATAGATAATATGAGCGATAGTAGCAGTGGAGGAGGGTATGGAGGCAGCGACAGTGGAAGCAGTAGCAGCAGTAGCAGCAGTAGCAGCAGTAGCAGCAGTAGCAGCAGTAGCAGCAGTAGCAGCAGTAGCAGCAGTCATGGATCTCCGAAAACCTCTGGGTCCGTTTAAGTAAGGTGCTGCTTCACCCCAGACCAAATTATATCGTTAACAGTCGGGGAAGCTCCCCCTTCGATATATTTTCTTATTGACCTCACAACGTCGTCGGAGGAGATCATGTCCATACACTTAGGGACGGCAATTCCCCCTCCCTCGGGGATAACAGGTAAGCTACACAGGCAGGAGTCTTGCTTAGACCCGTCATTTCTAGGCTCCACCCTAGACTTCCAACACCCACCTTTTTTACAACAGTCCAGCATCCCTTGTGTATGGAGGAACTGGTGAGGGGGGTAATGTTCCCAAGAAACTGGCTCCCTGCCTCCTGCGACCACTACACAAGGTCTTGTAGACCCCGGTTGCTTTGTGGGGACCGCTGCTGCCATGTGCATAATTCCTGTAACCGGACACACGACTCCAGAACTATGGTAGACGAGTCTGACTAGCTGCCTGACATCGGTTTTCCCCCTTAAATCAATCGCCCCTTTGAGGGGAGGGTGGTGGTGGTTATCAGACCCTACTTGCACGAATAGTATCTCCCCCTTTAGAGAATCGACCACTTGTTGATACTTTTTGTGATCCCACCACTTACAAGTAAAATCATACTTACCGCCCGAAACTATAATCCAAAAAGGAACCTCATATTTAGTGATGTTTTGAACTTGGTTCGTCCACCCCTTCTCTTCATCGGACAAATGGATGTCGCCCTTGAACTCTGTTACGGGGATTTTAAGGTAGAGCTTTTCTTCCAAGAACTCATGGTAAGCCCCAATGAAGTGTAGGGGGCGTTGATTGCTTGTGTTGATTGCGGGGTATTTTAATACTATTGTCTCAACTCCCCCCGTATCATTAAAATTTTCTATGTGGGGGTTATTCTTAAATAGTTCTGGCGCGGTTCCTGTGTAACCTGTTTTAAATTCCCCTGGATACGCACGATGGAGGTCACGAATTGCTGCGGTGCATACCACGACATCCCCTAAGCTAAGTTTGTTTTGGAATATTATTTTTCTCATTTCAATTAAATTACTACTGACCTCTAATAGAAGATTAGATTATTTTCAAGAAAATTCACCCATAGTGTAGCAATACCCCCGAAACCCCCTAATAATTTGATTTAGCCCTATATTCTGATTAGGCTTCTGACTTGAATAAAAGGGGTTTTGCCGTTAGAATGCCCTATGGCAGTTACCGTAGCTACCTTAAAAACCACTCTCTCAAGCTATCTTGAGTCTGAATCTCAGTTTTTGCCTTATTTGAATCAAGTTCTCCCCAGACTATATGGTTTGGGATACTGGAGAGATTTGGTGTTTGAAAGGACTATCGTAACAGACCACGAATACTTTTCTCTACCAGAAAACGCGGAGTCCGTGCTATCTGCTGTGGTTGATAACTTACCTAGTGATATGAGGGCTAGGTGGCAAGACTACAAGACCTCTGGCCTTTATTCGGGGGGTCCAGGCCCAGTTTACGGAATTGTCGATGACGGTTTACACCCTACTATTATTGACTTAAACGAGTCTTCTCTTTATCAGATAAAGGTTGTTCCCATCACGCCCCGGACGGCACTCCCCTCTGAAGGGTCTGTGTTCGTAACTTACGAGAGGTCGGATGGATCTAAGAAAGTCCATGAGTTCGTGTTGGATGGGAGCGCGAGCATGATAACTACGGAGCCTCACGCCACAAAAGCAGTTTCTGTATTGGAGATACGGTTCAAAGGCTTTTATGAAAAAGTAGAAGTTCAAGCAGTGGAAGACGCTGAGTCGAGTTCTTCAAGTTCAAGTTCAAGCTCGTCAAGTGCATCAAGCTCGTCAAGTGCATCAAGCTCGTCAAGTGCATCAAGCTCGTCAAGCTCGTCAAGTGCGTCAAGTTCATCAAGTTCATCAAGTTCATCAAGTTCATCAAGCTCATCAAGCTCATCAAGCTCATCAAGCTCATCAAGCTCATCAAGCTCACCCGCACCACCGTAGGAAAAAGATACTATTATTAATATGGCGACTCTCACATTAGCGAAAGGTAGAGGAAACGAAGTAGCTCGATACCGTAGGTTTCGGCTCTCCAACCCATCTAGTTCAGACAAATCAGTGTTTGTTCTTTTAAAGCGTGGGTTTGAGACGCTCTTTAACGACGATGATATTGTCTATCTTTCTAACGTAAATGCTATTAAACATGGTCTTTTAGCTACGGTAGCAGAAGACAACGCAGATGTTCAACGCGCTGACTACCACTGGAACGTCTGCAATGCGTTGCTAGATCAAGAAAAGAGTGCCTACCGTGGCATGGTGAAACCCGAAATGAACATAGAGCCTTTCGGTGGGGCAGCTTCCAGAGTAGTAAACATACTATAACCAATTTATGTTTTGAATAAATTCAAAACGACAAAACCCAAAAACACAAAAAACCACATGAATAAAGAATCCATTCTAGGAGTCGTACGCCACCTTCTCACTTTTTCCGGGGGGCTTTTGGTCACTAAGGGCATTGGCCTCGATGAACAGATGATGCTTGAAGCGGTTGGTAGTATTATCACGCTTATTGGTATCGTCTGGTCTGTCCGCCAGAAAGCTGAAAAAGAGTAAATGGGTGCAGCCCTGGCAGCAGTCACTTCAGCTTTGTCTGCTGTTGCTTCTTATTACAAGTTTGTCTTTCCCATTCGGGAAATGCGTTCAATACAGCGAGAGATCCATAAATATGAAGATGAAATCCATCGTCTTGGTGATCGCGCTACCCCTGCTGACAAGCTGCGTATCGAAGTCCTCGCTAGAAGAAAGCGAGGCGCAGAAGAACAACTCCGCACTCTACGATCCGCCTACCCTGACCTTGGTAAAGGGTAAGACCTATCAGTTTAAGGAAGGTGTGATCGAGGGTAGGGGGCAGAAGTTTCATTCTCACTACAGCTATATAATGGCTTTGCTAACAGGAAAGCCTTATGGTCAAAAATAAAAAGATTGGATTTACATGAGTGATTCTTTTTTATCTGCGGTTGAAAACAAGGTTGCCGAAAACTCAAAAGATACTCCTTGGTTTAAAACCAAAGAGGGGTGGGCTGAATATTATTCTGAGCTAAAAAGATCAATTCCAGAAGACGTGGGCGACCTTTTAAATATAATATCTGACCCGGAGGGGGTAGTTAGAGGTGTAGCTTCTTTTTCAAAAAATGAATTAAAAAGTCTTTCAGACTTAGGAGCAAAAGGCTACGCGCAAAGGGTTGCTAAAGCAGGGTCTGATTTTGTTAGTGAAGCTGAAGAAGACCCAGAAGCAGCAGCAGATATAACATCTCAAGCTGTTCTTTCCTTGGCTTTAAAAGGCGGAAAAAAGGTGAAGTCTCCTTCAAAACCTAAGACTTCGGCCCCTGCCCCGAAGTTCGTGGCCACAGCCCCTGCCCCGAAGCTTATGCCCCCGAAGCAGAAGCAGAAGCCGAAGCCAAAGCCGAAGCCGAATCGAGAGTTAGCCGGGGCGGCACTGGCATTAAATGACGTAGGGCAAAGAGAGGAGCCGCGACTTTTTGATATGCTTCGAAGAAATATGGCGGAATCTCAGATTGACACTGTAGGAAATGATAGAACCCTAGCTCCGGCATACAGATTTTTAAGGGGGGTGGACGCGGCTATTCAAAAAAACGTAGGCGAGCCAGTTTTAAGAGGTTTGTCTAACTCACCTTTTGAAAAAGGTTTTCAAGGATTGTATGAAGAGACGGTAGACGCAAGAATTACTAATGAGATCCTCTCTAGACTAAATACAGAAGAGGAGAAGGCCGGAGATCGAGATAAGCTAAGATCTAACGCGAAAAAGTATTTCCCCAGCGCAAAGCTTCGAAACCTTTAGTTAGGCGATGAACAAGAATGATCTATATACGCTCCGGTGGCATCTTAAAAACTGGACAAGCGATAGCCACGCTAAAGCACTGAGAGTAGTTAACCGTTTGTTGGGTGAGTCAGCAGCAGTTGATCGCGATAACTCTATCTCTCTTAGTAGTAAAGAATCTAAGAGATCCAACCAGCGGTCTTTGTGGTATCCCCAAGCAGAGACAAATTTTACCCCGTCTAAGACAAGAGGGAGGTATCCAAGTGGTGGGCCAGAGGGCGCAATCGTCCACTGGACGGCTGGTAGAGAAAACCAGAGCCTAAAGTCCGCTTTGTCTTATCAGGCAAGGCAGGGGTTCACCTATTTTGTAATCGACGAAGAAGGGAATGTTGGACAAAACTTCCCACTGAATCAGTGGGGGTATCACGCGGGGAAAAGTTACTACGACGGGCTGGGGTCTTACGTTTCCAACAGAGTGGTCGGTATCGAGGTTATATGTCCAGGTCATTTGGACAAACGCAAGACCGCTTGGTTCGACCGGACTGAGCCTTACCCCGAAGATAAGTGTCGCTTAGAAGTAAGAAAAAACAAAAACATTGCTCCAGGGTATTACTACAAGTTTACCAAGGAGCAGGAAAATAGTTTAACTAAACTTTTACTGTGGTTGTGGGACCAATACGATTGTTTCCAAGTCCCCTACATCCTTGGTCACGATGAAGTTTCGCCTGGAAGAAAGGTAGATCCTGGTGGTTCCCTATCAATGCCTATGCCTGAGTATAGGACTAGACTATTATCCCTAACTAATTCCTCATGAAGACTATACGCCCCCCTATTTATTATGTCTAAAAAAAGTGAGGAAGAAGAGAAAAGAGAAATAAAAAGAAAAAAACAGCGGGAAGCACAGTATTGGAAGAAATGGAATAGAGACTTGTCGGTTAAAGTAAAGAAATACAACACTAGCTTTGAAAAATTCTTATCTATCCTATCGAAAAGTGGAGGTAAATGTGACATCTGTCGAGAACCTTTAAGCCAGAAGAACTATACCGTAGACCACAACCACAAAAACAACGAGATTAGAGGTATTCTATGTAGGAAATGCAATGCTGCTCTGGGTCTTTTAAAAGATAGTCCTGGGGTAATAGATAAAGCTAAGGAATACCTAACAGAGCGAGGTTACTCCGGTAGTAAAAGGAAGATCGGAAATAAACGTCCCTTTGGTAAAAAAAGAACTCAAGAGTTCAAAGAATACTTAGAAAAATGGCATCCGAAGAGTTTGGAGACTCCCTTTTTGGGGAAGAACAAAAAGCGATAGACGACACTATAACTAAATCAATTCGATACTTGATTGATGAGGGATACAAAAAGACAGACATACTTCTATGCCTGTCTTGGATTATTGCGGAAATCGCTTCAGAAATCCAATTTGATGACCCCAACCCTTAGAAGGGTTCGTTTGTGTCTATTTCAGAATCATTGAAGGACAAGTAATTGTCTATGTCATATTTTGGACTTAAATCTATTGTCCACTTCTTTCCCCCACCATGTCCCGAAGATTTTATCGGGCGCAGTCTTGGGTTGGCTTTATGAGCTTCTTCCATAGCACAAAACCCTCTTCGAACAAACTCTAGGTTTTGTGACATACCAACAGAACGTCCGTTGTTAAATTCATGCACTAGGACTTGGAAGTTCGTCAATGTCCCCCTCCAAGATTCGTCATCTAAGTTTTCTGCGTCTCTGTATTTCTCTACAAAGAACTCTACAAGCTCTGCGATAGCACTTCTACTTGAGTTGTCGTATGCGGCAGAGACGATTGATTCATCAATGAATGAGTCAACTCCGAACCTGCTGAAATCATTTAGTTCTTGCGGGATCTGCCAATCAAGAAGAAATTTTGCAAAGTGAGGGAGTTCCATTTCAATAGTTTGCTCAAGGTCATGGCTAGGGGGGAAATCACTCGTTGCGAAATCTGAAATACGGAGTGCCATAATCTTATCCCGGTTTGATGAGTCAAGCGCGGGGATAACTGTGAGACTATTCGCATCCATGTTCAGAGACATAATCACCCTGCCCGTCCACGGGACTGAAAGCGTGTCGGCATACTTCGCTTGATACTCGATTCTTGGGTTGGCTACTGCTCTCTTGATAAGCTCAGTGGCTTTTCGTTGGTCTTCAAAAGATGCCGCACTAACCGTGTCATCAATTACCCAGGCCGCTGACCTGCCCAGGTCTTTATTGAATTTGGTGTGTCCGCTCAAATAGTCGCTCGCGTCAGCGAATCCCCCAACCAAATCCCCGATCACCCGGTTAGAAAGCAGTGACTTCCCTTTGTTAGTCATTCCCACTAAGAGGAGTGCTTGCCCCTGCTGGAACTTGAAGTTTAAGGCCGCATCATAGAAACGCTTCATCCAAGAATAAAAGTAATCTGTGGCTGGTCTGTCCTCCGCTGGGCTGAACAGTTGGGAAAGCCACCCGTGTAGGAAGGGCCAATTTTTTGGGTCGCCTGAGTCCGCTGGCTGGATTGCTTTATTGGATGCGTTGTTAAGGATTCGGTGTCCATTATAGGTCACTAACCTCTCGTTTGAGAAGACAACTGGTGCAATTTCGTCTACGCGGTTTTGGTTGCTGACCATCAATACCGCCGAATCCACTTCAGAGATGGACTGCCCTTTCTTGGTTTTTGTCGAGAACCCCTTTTGTCTAAGCTCCAGAATTAACTGGTCCTTCGGTATTGTAACAGCACACCCGTGCAGCAGCTTGTAAAATGACCTCCCATTGAACCAGTAGTCATCGAGGACCACTGCAATTTTCTTCTCCTCATATTTCTCAATGAAAGCAGAACCGAAGATGTCTCTCCACGACACAAACCCTTTTCCTGCCCTGTCGCTGTAGCAGATCATTCCATCTTCTCCGACTTGGCAACCTTCGCGGTTGATCCCATCCCCTATCCAGAATAGTGGACCTCGCGCCCCGATTTCGAAGTCCCCTAACCACCTACCGGGGAAGACTTCTTCTACTTTTTCGGCAATAACATCGAGCGGGACTGTGATGTCTGACGCTACGATTGGTTTCTTCTGGATCGCTCTGTTAAGAGCCGCATGAATAACGGAGCAGGGCAGGGGCTTGCCTATTTCTTTCCAATCTTCTCCCGCTTCAAAATATTGGTTAGGCTTGAAAGCGCAATCATCGAACCCCGCCAGCAATCGCTGTGCTTTCGTGGCTTTGCCAATCTCTCTTATGAAGGTGTCATAAAGGTTTTTATCAATGGGGAGCGGCTCTTCAAACTCCCAAATAGCCCTGGCGTATCCACTGAAGGTTTTGCAAATCCACTTCGGAGCGTAGGGAGTCGTATCATTTATTTGTATCTCTGCGACATCCCAATCTACTGGGGCATCATAGTCTGCAATGAACCCCAATACTCTATTGACGTGGTTGCTGTTTGAAACTCTCTCTCCAGGGGTATCTCCCTCGCACATACTAATGAAGGCGTGGTCAGTGTCCACGGAGGAACTCCAATCCCTAAACTCCGCTTTACTTTTGAAGTTCGGTTTATTCTTCGGGAGTTTACTTGGTTCAATGTTTCGGGCTTCTTTATCTCTCAGGTTTTTGATGTATCTCATTTTTCGTATCTTTGCAGTATTTTTCCCTCGGCTTCAAGTGGAATCTTTGAAATCCACTCTGGTGGCGTGGATAATATCCTAGTTATGTCCTCCAGAGCCTTCTCAGCTTTGTCTTCGTCCACCTCTACGACCACCTCATCGTGGACGTGAAACAGTATCCAATATCCTTCTTTTCTGATTCGGAGCATCGCGTCAGTGAAAATATCCCTCGCCAATGCAGAGGCGGCGTTTTCCGCTAAAATCCCACCCCAAAGTTTCATAGCGACTTTGTTTGACCCTTTTGTAATTTTGGCTACTAGCTCTATCCCCCTAGATGTTTTATTGGAATACAAACTCCCATATCTAAGTTTCCTGCCAGAAGGCAAAGAGATTTCAAAAGGGCATTCTGAATCATAAGCAACATTCAAAGAATCATTTAAGTCCCTCCAATACCTAGTTACTTTAGGGAGGCTGCTCCGGTAGAGTGCTACAGACTTAGCGGCTTCTTTTTCTGTTGTTCCGCTAAACTCACTAAATCTTTTCGCCCCCACTCCGTAGCCGCATCCAAGAGCCATCGTCTTTACGGTGTGCCTGAGAGAAGGGTCTTCCTTTTTCAAAGACCCTTTCGACTCGTCCCACAGCCCAAACTGGATAGCGAACGCTTCGTAGATGTCATCTGATTCCTCGATTCTCTTTAGCATCCCTGAGTCCCCCGACAACCAGGATAATGTTCTAACTTCGATCTGTGATAAGTCAACCACTACGAGTTTTTTTCCTTTTGGGGCGCAGATTACTTTCCTCATGTCTACCCCGAACAGTTCACCACGCGGCATGTTCTGAAGGTTTAGGTTCCCGCCGCTGCCGCTGAATCTTCCCGTGTGCGCCCCCCAATACATCAACCCCCCGTAGTATCTTCCATTCTGCATAGTAGCGGCCCGGAAGGATAACATTTTTTTCTTGAGCGCATTTATTCGTCTCCAGTTCCTAGTTGCCCCGATCCAAAGAAACTTTTTACTGTGGGCGCGAAACCAGCGTTCGGTTTCTTCATTATCTTTCGCCAGTGATGCAGGGGGGACTAGCCCGTTCTTCCTGCACTCATCGTTAAAGGCCGCTCTCGATAAAAGTTTCTTCTCCCCAATCCAGGGGATGTTTTGTTCGGCCAAAAAAAGTTCTTTATTGAGGGTAGCGATACACTCCTCAATGTAGTCGGAGTCTACTGGGATACCTCCCTGGGCTGCTTTCCGATTCATAACGCTGATCTCTCTTTCCTTTTTCGGCCACAGGGGTTCAAGTTTCTGCCAAAGAGCCAAGCAATACTCGGAGTCTTTAGTGGCGTATTCCAGAACCTCTTCTTTGAATAAAGAGTCCATACCGTCCCACTTCTGCCCCTTCATTGTGTCGCGGGTTTCTTTACTTAGATCTATCCCTAAGACAGCTTTTGAAGCCCCCTTCAAGTTCCTTGGATGCCCACAATACGCTGCCATATCAGCAGTGCAGTGCCATTCCGCGTAGTCCACTTCATCCCACCACTTCATCCCAATGCCGAAAAGGTAAAGGGTTTCATCAAAAGCGGCGTTGTGTGACAGAACTCTATTTCCTTCTAGGATACTCCAATCAAACTCTTTCGGGTGTCCCACATAAACATATCCGTCATCTCCTACAACACTCACCATGTAAGCATCGAAGTCTGGGTGAGAGAAATAACCTAGCGGTCCCAGAACAGATATGGAGCATTCCTTGTCGTAGTAGGACTCAAAGTCCAGCGCGTATGTTTTCATTTTTGCTTCCCACAACAAAAGACATCGTTTTCATCTGTCCAGTATTCCAAGAGGATGCTCTCCTCCTCTAAGAACCCGATTAAACGCTCTGTCTGGTCGGGGTCGGGTTCTAGGGCTTCTACCAACGAGTGGAGGAAGTCTATCATTTCATCTGTATCAACGTCTTCAATATTTGTCATAAGTAAAAAAAAGACTCCGCCCATAATGAGCGGAGCCTATATTATTTTTGTTGTTTATGCTTCTTCCAACGAATCAGAAAGCACTTGATGGGCTGCGCCTAGTCTTTTGAGTTCAGTCTCCAAGTGTTCTTTAGCGGCTTCAAGTTCATCGAGTTTCTGTTCTAATTCGGAACGCACAGCCTCGATGTTGGCTACGTGTTCCTTGACGAGTTCAATGTCGTAGCTCATTGCTGAAACATTTCCAAGAACTGAACCACCTCATCAGCGGCTACCTCTGAGGAGTTTTCTAAGCTAGGAGAATACCAGCTATACTTGCCTTTGGTGAGCAAGATAGACTTCATATTCCAAACTTTAGCCGAAAGATCCGCCCCTGCGTTCACTGCTGCAAACGTAGCAAGACGCTTGTATGTGTTGCGGTAGGCATCCTTCTGGACGTTGATCCGTCCAAGAGCATACTGATTATCTCCAATCGGCACGGTGTATACCGTTTGGTCAGCATCCTCACCTCCGTGGAAGAGGATGCGGATGTCAGCGAACTCAAGGATCTTATATCCTGAGTCTGCTTCCAAGGCATCACGGTCTTCGTGGTTCCACGCGATGCGAGGCATCTCGTCCTCATCGAATGGAATGTCTTCACGCCAACCCTTACGGGCGGATACGATTGAAACCGCAACAGGTTCATCGGCTTCTGCGATGCAGTGCTTTTGATCCAGCATGATTGACCCAAGGGGTCCGTCGATCTGACTCATTTTCTGAACCAGGTTTACTTTGGGGATGTCGATGTCCTCCGGGTCGATGATGAATCCTGGAGTCGCGGACGACAGTTCTTTCTTATCTTCTACTATTTCCGATTTTGCCATTTTTGTTTTTGTTTTGTTTTGTTGTTTCTATTTCGAGAGTGTGAACCTCTCTTCAGACTTTGACATAATGCTCTTCTCTTCAAGCGTGTCAAGAAATTCTGTTTTTATTGCTGCTTTTTCTTTTGTTTTCGCGGTTTCAGATACCGCTTTCGCAAGCCTTCCGATAGGGAAAGATGCTAACTTCAAAAGATGGTCCTCGGTGATTCCGAAATCTTTAGCTGTCTCAATGAGTCCACCAACGTCTTCTATTTTAGACGTTGCGCCCATTGATTTTAATTTCAGCCCTGGGAAGACCATCCCCTCTTTCGCCAGTTGGACCGCTTTTCTTTTGTAGGACATAGCCCACTTTTCAACGACTTTCGCGAGGTCATAAAGGACTTCAACTTGTTCGGGATCATCTGTCTCATCAAAATCAACACCTTCAAATTGATGCCCTACTTTTTTAGCGACTTCCGAAACCAACCCCACCAGGGCAGGACACGACTCTTCGTGTCGGCAGAACCTGCAATTTTGTGTTGGGTTTAGGTTTTGAGTCGGAGGGGTTCCATCTTGCCAGTAGTGTCGAGTGCCAGTGGCTAAAGCGATCACCGTAGACAGTTCCTTTCTCAACGCGGGGACATCCTCTCTGGTAAATGTGTGGTGAGGGGATTCGTTGTAAAGCGGGATGTAGAAAACAAACGTGACCTCTTCTACTTCGGGATATTTTTGGAATACTCCCAAGGTGTAGGCTTTTGCCTGGTAGTTTTTCGACGGGTGGTCAATCTGACTTATCCCCGTTTTGTAATCCGCGAGAAGTGCTTTTTTACCGTTGTAAATGGTAAGCCTGTCGCATGTTCCGAACGTGGACAACCCATAGTCCAGTTCGATGTCTAAAACGATTTCATTGTAGTCTTCTTTCATTTTACTAATCTCCATTTAAACTGACCCCTAGCTTTTTCGGGGAATATTTTCAACAACTTTCTTGAGTCTTTTCTAACCACCAAGTCTATTTTCAAATCTGACAAGGTTTTTACTATGTTGGTTTTTTTGGGCCAAGCAACCTTCTCTTCTATTTCTTTGGAAGTGAGAACTTCCCCATCACTCAATTCTTTGAGTATCTTGTCTCTCAACGGACCATATTTTAAATCCATGCGAAATTTCTAAAATACATTCTTCAATTTTTCATAAAACTCTCCGTGGTGGGCGCAATGTCCTTCCCTAGCGAATAATATCAAATTCACCAAAGGGGATTTCAAATTCTTTCCCCATAGCGCAGGATGCCCATAATACTCCCTTATCCCAGTCGATATGATCGACCATAAGTCGCTCCGTCCAGTATCGGATGATGCTGCCGACTTTGAGCGAGTCCGTGTCTAGCTCGTCGTCGCAATCGCAGTCTAGTCCTCCTTGGCAATTTGGGTAGTGGTGTTTCATTCGTTTTCAATTTTTATTTATAAATGCAACCTAATTAAGCGATACAAAGCACGGAGTTAAATCTCCCATCCACGCCCCAAGGTGATTAAAGTGAAAAAACTCTACAGCCTCGTCTCTGGACATACCACCATCATCTTGGAGTTTTTGTATTACCTTGTATTTGTCATAACAAACGATAGGGTCTTGACCGAAGCGTTCTACTACCCCAACGATGCAGTCATCATACCCGTCCATTACCAATAGATGGTCTGGATCAAAACCTGAGAATAAATCTTTATTCATTTTTCAATTTTTAGAGAGAGAGCTACTGGGCGGACATCTATGCTGTCTCATTTAAAATTGGGAGCTTTCGACCCCAATCCCCAGCTAAAATTAGTCTTCGGTCAATTCAATCACCTTAGCGCATCTCTTTGAGATCACCTTTATCCCATCTCTGAGAAGGCTGCGCTGCTCATAAATGTCAAGGTCAGCGGAATTATCGGAAATGCTTTTCAACAGTTCGTCAAGGTCGTGTTTTAAAACTTTGTATTGAAGCACCAAAGAAGCCATCTCCACCTCACTCATTTATGGTGAACCCCCAGCGATGCTCGACTTGGTATATATCTAGGCCAAGCTCTTCATGTACCCGATCAGGAGAATCTTTATGTTTAACTTGGTGGAGGTCATCAAGAACCAAACACCTTACGTTGTTATATTCTTTTATGGCATCCAAAGCCACTGTCATTTCTTTTTGTCCGATAGCCCCGCCAGAATCCAAGCTGAGTAAGACTCTCTTATCTTTTTTGGCAAGTAGGGTTTTAGCTAACCAGTTTTGCTCTTTGGCTACGTTTTCGACTTGTATTTTCTCAACCAACTTTGCAGGTAAATCTTTTCGCTCTGTCGAGTTCGCGTGGTTAAGGAAAACATGGGGCAGGTATCCTATGTTCTCTATGGCCTTCTTGTAGGTGACTCCGTTAGATTCACAAGAGTGAACTTCCACCCCAGTAAATGCGAAGGACTTCGTGGTCCCTCTGCCCAGAAAAGTTCCCGTCTCAATGATGCAGTCTATGTTATACTTGTTGACTAGAAGGCAAGCAACTTCTGATAGCCTCGGGGAATTGAGGGCCATTAAAGTATGCTTTTCTTTTTTTTCAGATTTAAGAGTGTCTACTCCTAATATAGACCTAAACGGTTTTGAAATAGTGTGGTTATTTTTTAGAATATTTACTATCATAGTGTAACTAGTTAATTGTTTGACTCAAATTCCTTCATAAACTCGAACTCCATCTGGACGATCTTTTCATAGATCTCTACCTCTTCTTCGTCGTGAAGGGCACTAGGGTCATGGACCTCTAGAGCTTCATGTATCCGAGTTCCTTTTTCGGCTGCTTCAGAGGTTCCTTCTTTTCCTTTGAAGCCGGGGCAAGCCTTGACATACTTTAGTCCGCTAGGTCCAAATTCTGCGTGGGCGCGTTCGCTGTGGTTTACGTTATCTGCCATTGTTTAGTGTATCTATGTTGTTGATTTTAGTTTTAAGAGATTTGATAACCGACTCTTCTATTGTCTTATCGGCGTAGAGAACTTTTTGGATCGCGTCCGATTTAGCACCGTTCCTGTGGATTCGACCCAGACATTGAAGATGGTCCTTGGCTACATAGGTGGGGGAGATTATGGATACACGCTGTCGTTCTCCTCGAACGTCATGCAAAGAAACACCCGTGCCTCCTGCTGCTATATTGACAACGAGGGCATTATCTTCGTCCTTCTGGAACCTGTCAATAGCTTCCTGTCTTTCTGCTGAGTTTTGTCTTCCATCGATCTTAAGACATTTAAGTCTCTCGACCAGCGCATCAACTGTCTGGGTGAAGTTTACAAACACCACCACACTCTTCCCTTCTAGGATTAAATCTTCCGCCATCTCGGCTATGTCAGGAGCTTTGAGAGACTCTGATAACTGCCTAGCCCTTAGTATGTTAACTAGAACTATGTTGTCCGAGTTTTCTACCGTGCCGTTCTCGATATAGTCGGTCAAGATGTCGGGTGTTATGTCCAACTCTTTGAATGCTTTTTCAATCTGCTTTGCTTTCGTAAACTGAACTGGCTCATAAAAGACCATGTTCTCTCGGAAGGAGTCGGGGAAGTCTGATGTCTTTAATCGACAAGCCCGTGCTTCTTGGGATCGGAATAAAGTGTCGTGCATTTGGGTGAGTTTGGGGTTTACACCAGACCTCGCTCGACAAAAGTCCCATTTACCCCACTCGTCTAGGAAACACCCGTTTTGTTTCATCCACCCGTAAAAAGACCGCTTACCTCCCTTGGATTTGTTCAGTGTATGAAGGCCGAGGGCAAAACCCAGACCCCGCATTTCAGTAGGGTTCTCCGCTGCCGTTGCAGACATGGCGTGAGTGGTAAAACCTTGGAGCGTTAAAGAAATATACAGCTGGGCATTTTGTGTGTATGGCCCCTTGCACTTATGGACTTCATCCAGCAGAACGAGGGTGTTCTTTGGAATCTTCCAGTTCATAATAGACTTCCCAACTTTGGTCATGTAGGGAGTCCGCCCACCTCGTATCTTCTCGTAGTTGAGAATGAACAGAGGCTCGATACCTGTCTCGGATAGTTCCCTTTCCCAAGAAGGTATCACCGCTTTAGGACAAAGAACCGCTACTGGGCCGTCCCAGTGCTTCGCGAGGTGCGCCGCCACAACGGTCTTACCTGTTCCGGTGGCACTCGCATCCAGAGTACTGAACCCTGAATCTATCTTACTGGTAAAAAAATCTAAGGCTTCTAATTGCTTCGGGTATAATTGCTTCATTCGGCGGGATACTCTCACGTTTCCGAAATAGAGTCAATTATTTTTTTCCTTTAAATCAGAAAAAGCTGATTTTTTCCTCCAATATTCAGCAATCAGATAAGCATCGATCATGCCGTCGTGGGGGACCACGGCCCTCTCTGATCGAGTCCAGTCTTCGCCCGGACACAGCATCATTGCTATGTCCTTCGCCACTTCCTTTGTTTTCCCCTTGGGGACAGTCCCCAGCATTTCCTTCTGCCACTCCCTGACTGTTATGGGGTTAACCTCCCACATACGCATCTCGCAAGCCCCTAACAGTTTACCAAAGTTTATTGCCATAGAACGAACAGCTTGGGAACTCTTGGCATGGTGCAGTGGTTCCTCAATCACGAAACAGGGTTCAGTGTTCAGTTCGTTTACCCACTCCTTCACAGCCATCAAGTCGACTTCGCTTTTACCATTCCGCTTCAGCGTCGGCATTACCATCTTGGAGATTACACAGCCTCGGCATCTTGAGATCGCGCACAAGCCACCGTCGACACCGTTGTCGACGCCGACGATCATCTGAGAGTAGGTGGTATTCATCGCGACTACAACTCGGTTCTTTCAGGAGGGTTTTCCTGAAGGCGTCGGACCTCTCGAGTGATATACCACTGAGCCTTTTTTAGGTCTTCGAGTTTCGCCCCCTTGTGATCAGCCCGTAGGATATACTTAACAGCATTACCTAAACAAAAGTTTAGATGCTCTGTGATCTCGATGACCTCCACACCGGAGGGGTGTGAGCGGTAGTGGGGTGGGTAGTTGACCATGTCACCGTTATTTTTTATCTTGGTCTGGTTCTCCATCGTGTTCTTCTTTTTTGCTTTCAACGGCATCGCTAACATCAATGACATGACCTGATGTTTTAATCGCACCACCATTAAGGGCTGTTTTGGTGTTCGTCAATATTGAAACGTCGATGGACAACTTGCTCCCAGCAGCCCCGCCCTTGGCGTCCAACCCAAAGTTCCGCCGAATGATTTGGTCTAGTTGGTC